TTGATAAGAACCTTATTGAAATGGATTATGCTCTATTGGAGTCTTCTTTATCCTTATTGGAATAAGTTTCTCCCTTAAACTCATCTTTCAATCTGTATTGAGGTGTCTGTGCATGACAGTTAGGACATAAGAGTCTTAGATTATTTAATCTATTATCCTCATTGTTTCCATTAATGTGATCTAACTGTAACGGAATGGTTTCTCCTACCCAGAACACACGTAAACAAATAGCACATTGTGGTTCCAAATAACCTTCATTTAGTAGACGTACCTTAAGTTTATCTGATTGCATAGGCACTTTATTATTCAAGTACTCTTTCATCTCTCTAGTTTTCAGTAACATCTGAGGATAGATGTCTAGCTCACTAGTCTTCATGGCTTTCTGAACATCCCATTTAGTTCTAAATGGTCGTACACCCTCTGCTATAAATCGTTTACGAATCATAAGTATACCTCCTATTTTATTATACTATATTGAGATAAAAAGTCGAGTTGCGTCCAAACGAAAATTGTGCTAAACTTGAAAACATCCAACGAAAAAGGAGGCACGAAACGCTTATGATGATAGTTAACCCAATAAAGTTTTGGTTATTTTTGATGGTGGGAGGTATGTTTTCAATGGCATTTTGCGGAATGTGATTAGTTTAGAGAGAGGAGGAAAGGTGCTAATAGATAAAGAAACGGCTATTCAAATGATTAAATATAGTAAAGGAAAGATTTTTGGAGTGACCTTTGTAAAGCGTACCACAGGAGATATAAGAAACATGTCAGCAAGGCTAGGAGTTTCTAAAAGTGTTACTGGTGAAGGACTAAGATATGACCCTGAAAGTAAACAACTTATGACTGTGTATGATATGCACAAGAAACAATATAGAATGTTAAATACAGAAACTCTGTACAAATTGAATATGAAAGGTCATGAATACTCTATAGCTCAAGTAGTATAGAGAAAATTTGACAAAGTATCAAGTTTTGTGGTAAACTTGAATCAAGCGAAAACGCTACATTTTAGGAGGTTACATATTATGCAGATACAGAATGAATCCAAAGAGAAGTTTGTGTTGAGGGTGGAGAATACTTTCAAGGGTAATCAGTTTATTAAGAGTTTGAAGAAGCATCTTAATAAGAATACTTATGATATACGAGTTCGTTATTCTGGTAAGCGTCCAAAGGGTACTCCCCAAGCGTCTACTCGTAAAGAGAATGCTACTTCTATGCGAGTATACATTACTGATACTGAGCGTGAACAAGATACACAGATTCGATATTATGACTTACTTAGGGCTTACAAAGACCTAGCTAAGTTAGTATAATAGAATAAACCTACACTGAAGTAGACCTGAGCATGTCTTTAAACTGCTCAATTTTTATTATGTAAGGATGTGAATAATGCCAATCTTTGAAATCGTTTCTCTAGAAGAGGCTTTGGAGGCAACTAAAGTTGATAGGTGGTTGTCCGAAAAGTTTGGGGACGAATATGAATATGAGCTACCTCACTGTCCAGAATGTAATGGCACTAATCTGAATGATGCAGTAACCCTATGTTGGGATTGTCTTGCATCAGACTATCAATAAGGAGGACAATACGCATGGATCATGAAATGCAATGGACAGACATGGATTTATTGTTGCAAACAAATGAAGAACATAGAAAGTTAAATGGTGAACTAAGAGTAGAGAATAAGTTACTTAGAGAAACTGTAGAAGAACTTTATGATGTAATGTCTAATATAGATTTTTCTAGCCAACCTCTCTTAAAGTATAACGATATGCCATGGAAGAAATGGGAAGCTGTAGTTGAGAAAGAACCTGTTCAATTAAAGTTATTTTAATGACTATAGATATATGGAGCTTAACAGTATGGGATTCAGATACAGGACAGATTTATACACTAGGTGCTGACTTTGATGTTAGTCACATTGCTGATATCCTAAATGATATGATCCATATAATAGGTTTGGAGATAGCCATTAAAAATGGATTATTGATAAAAAGTGTATTAAATGATGGGAAGCCTGTGGCAAATAAAGATTGGTTAAACTGGAGAAAGAGGTAGTTATAGAGAAAAGAACCTGAAGTATACCAATGTGGAAACTAGTTACAGGGAAGGTTTCAAAACGAAAAAAATAAAGTAGGTCAGTTTTAAATAGTATAATAAGGAGAGAGAAATGAGTGGCGTAACAGAACAGATGTTGATTCATACACAGGAGTTTAATATAAGATTAGACAGTACTGAAAGACTCATGCATGAAACACATCAGGAGGTAATGCAAAAATTGATAGACATTCAAGATAAGATTGATTTACTAGAGTTTCGACTAAAAGAAAAGAATTATGGATAATCATAATTGGTCAAGTCGAGAGAGAAAAACAACATCTAAACGGTATCTGAAAAACTTAAGTAAGCCGTTTCGTAAAACCCTTCAAAAAGATTCTAAACAATCTCGTGAGTGGTCTAAACTAAAAAAGAAGTTGCGAAGGCTTGAAGACTACGAAGCTGAGGAAGTAACTTAATAATGCGTATGTTAAAGAAATTTATATGTAGACGAAGGGGTCATTCAAATAATGTATTAGAAGTATATATACTTAAAGATATTATTAGATGTTCCCGCTGTAATCAAATACAGGAGACCTTTTATAAAAGGTAATGAAGGAGGAGTATATGGTAGAAGAAAATAATACTCCCTTAGAGGAACATGATTATGAAGAACTGGAAAAAGAATTATCGTTCAGTTTATCTAGAAATGAAGCATTGTTTTTAGATGATAGTCTGACTTTAATGGTTGAACGAGAAGGAGATGAACAGCGAGTATTTTCTATGCGACCTGTACAAATGACTGCAGGACTAGCCGTACCATTGGACTTAATGGACAAGATTGGTAAAGCTGTGGTCTATACTACAAAACAGGAAAATCAAGGTAAAGAGTATACGTTTGAGATAGATATTACAGAACTCTTTATGATTAGGGAGGTAGCATCATCGTTTATTAAAATTGGAGATGAACCTGTAGGCTATAATTTAAAACGTAAAGTTTGTGCATTACTGTATGCTGATGAGCTTGAACAAGAGAGTAGAGATGTGCAGATAGATTACCTACTTAAAGATGTTCAAGTTAATTTTGATACGGTAATTTCGGATGAAATTGATATCACTATAGATGTAAATAAGTAAATAATACACATCATTCGTAGGTATATATATATGGGGGGGATATAAAAATCCCCCCCCTATTTTTTAAAGCCTCTGTGGTGGAACGGTAGACACGCTTGGTTTAAGCCCAAGTGCCAAAAGGCGTGAAGGTTCGATTCCTTCCAGAGGCACCAAAAAGAAGTATAAGGGGGACATAGATATGAGTATAGATATTTACCATTATTCTCTACTACCTGAAGGTTTGCAGGGCAGTATGCAACAATATGTTGAAAGGGGTATTGAGGCAGGTGGCTTTCTTATGGCCTGTCTTGAAAATGATTTAGTGGGAGCTTTTGCCAGAGCAGATAGTAAGAACCTTCCACGTTTACAGGAAATTGTGAAATGGATTTACTGGGAAGCTCCAACTGGATGTTGGGGAAGTAAAGAGAAAGTTAATAGTTGGTGCAAAGTTGGGGGAATTCAGTCTCCTCTATATTTGCGCTAAGGAGAGTATAACGATGACAATTATAACTGGTGACCTAATTCCTTTATTTAGATTACATACATTGCTTAGTGGTTTAAAGTTAGAGTTAAAAGGTATACGAATGACTAATAAAGGACGTAGCTGTTATGCAATTATTAAATCTGAACTAGGTTTTACGGGAAGCAAACAAAATGTTTATAATCAACTAGAGAGCTACTTAAATGCCAAACTATAAAGTATATTGGAGCAAGAGATATCATGTTTCTGGTATTGCTAAAATAGAAGCAGATAGTGTTACAGAAGCCGAAGAAATTGTACGAGAGCATATAGGAGACTATGAAGGCCCTATGCAATATGATCCTCATGGAGATACGGTGAGTACCTTATATGAGGTTGAAACCTATAAAAGAGGAGAGTAAGATGAGACTTGTTTTAGACCCAAGAAGAAAAGAGGATACGGTACTAGGGTTCGAGTGGCTTGAGCCAGTGAGTTATGGATATGACAAAGAGGGCATACTTCAAACCATACTGTGTAAAGGACTCATGTCTGACAATTCAGTAAGTCTGATTGATATCCAAGAGCCAGAACTTTCAGAAGACTTAATGATGAATTACACTGTATGGGATAACACTAATGTGTAAGCCTATAGTTAGAAAGATAACAAAGAAGGAAGCAGAATCATTACTTCATCCCTATCATTATTTGACAAAGGAAAGCAAAGGTTTTAGGACAGGCTATAATTATGGTGCATTCATTGATGATGTTTTACAGGCTGTCTGTATATTTCATAATCCTTCTGTTCCTGAGTTGGTGAAGGGGTGCTTCGGTTTGACACGAACCGATCAACGTGGTATACTTGAACTTGGGCGATTAGTAAAACATCCGTCTGCCAACGGCAGTTTAATACTGTCTCAATTTGTAGCAATGGCTATGAAAGAGGTACGTAAGGAACTGGACGTTAGAGCTATTCTTAGCTATGCAGATTCTCGCTACCACGCAGGGTATATATATCAATCTTTAAACTTTATGTATTATGGACTCACAGACCCTAAAAGCGATTGGTGGTTTGAACAAGAGGATGGCACTTTTCTTAAACATACTAGAGGCAAGGTAAAAGGTAGTAAAGGAGAATGGAGACACCGACCAAGAAAACATAGATATTTATTAGTTTTTGACAAGACTCTTCAAACGAAGTGGCTTCCAAAAGTCTATCCTAAAAAAGATAATAAGGAGTATACGTATTATGATTGCAGTAAAGAACAAGTTGATTATCGAATCAAAATATCTAGCACAGTTTGAAGAGTTGTGTAATAAATTATCGCCGGAAAATCTTGCTTGTGATGGAGAATTTAATATGCTTGAAACTAGGAGAAAGGAAAAGAAACTTCTGAAAGTTTGGAAACGATTAGAAAAGAAAATTGGGCGTACTGTAACTGAACAGGAAATATGGGATACTGTTTTGGAAACATATAGACAGAATAGAATAGCTTCAATCCCTAAGAACAGAGTGTGGAAAAATTATGTAGAAGAACCAGATTTAGATGATTATGATTATGAGGCTAGAGACTAATGACAATGGGATATTTTATAATTCTATCGGTTATAGGTATGGGAATTGTGGGTATACTTAATATCTATATTGCCTATCTTTCCTTTAGATTAGTAGGTTTAACTAAATCTATTCTACAGGAAACTATTACTATTAGGAACGATACGAAAGGTATCTTAGCAGAAACTATTATTATTCGGAAAGATACAGAATGTATCAGAGATGAGAATATTCGTATACGAAAAATTAGTGAAGAAGTTAGAGATAAGTTATAGAGAATGGAGGGAAGGATAATGGACGTTTACACAACAACAGTTAAAACAGTAGGGAATGTAGATAAACAACAGTATACGCCTATCACAGACCCTGAAGATTTTTGGGGAATTACAATAGATGAAGTCCGTGATAAGATTTCTAAGTGGCAAAGTTTCTGGATGGTTGGTGGCGGCAATTGGACAAATCCTGTACTCTATAGAAATGGTGAAGCCTTTGGTTATTTCTCATATAATCTACGATTATGGGATTCCCTGCTCTAGGGATTTGACAAAAGTTTTACGCTTGTGTTAAACTAAGGTTGCGTTGAAAAAACCGATTCGCTTTTGCGGAGGTGTAGATATGTAATTATCGAGGATGTTCAATATCAAAGTATGTTTAGTACATAAAGGAGTAAATCGTGGGTATACAAGAAATAGTAAAAAGCATACAGGATAGTGTAAGCAACTTAGAGGACGTACAGCTAAAGGTTGAAGATATAATGGCTACGGCAGAGGATGTAAGAGATAGAGCCGTAAGCACACTAGAAGCTCTCCAAGAGGATATAGAACTTCTCTATAGAATAGAAACAAATCTATATGAAGCAGAGAGTATAGAAGACGACTCAAATAATATAATTTAGTATAAAGGAGCTAATATAATGTCAGCATCGATTTTTGGTGATAGATTTCTAGGAAGGCGCACACCTGCATGGCATAGGATTGGACAAGTATTTGAAGAGCCTATGTCTATGAGTCAGGCTATTCGTAAAGCAGGTATTGATTTTCATATTGCAAAACATCCTGTAGTAGTTCAGATAGATAAAGGAGAGACTATAGACCTTGTACCTACTAATAATTTTGCAGTTGTGCGAGAACCTGTAAAAGACGACGATGAATATAGAGTATTGTCTATAGTAGGAAAAGAGTGGACTCCTATTCAAGCTGTGGATTTGGGTAGGATGTTAGACCCTGTAACAGAAAAGTATCCTGTGGAAACCATAGGTGCAATAGGTTATGGAGAGAAAATCTTCATGACCTTAGATGCAGGGGATAGTAAGATTTGTGGTGAAGACCATAAACTATACTTCCTCGTTACTGACCATCGTGATGGTATGGGTGCATTGCAAATTGCTTTTACTCCTGTACGAGTTGTGTGTCAGAATACACTTACGGCGGGGTTGGCAAATGCTAAGATTTCAGTAAGGCTTACCCATACTAGGAGAATTGAATCGGATACAGAGTGGTACATAGGATTGTTTAATCAAATGAGTTCAGCAAAGGATGAAGCTATTGCTGTTATGAACACTCTTAATACAACTACTATAGAGGACACAGATGTGGAGAGAGTTTTGAAGTCTGCATATCCTGACGCTTCTCAGCCCAGACGATTATCTCTTTCAAAGGATATCACTGCTGATGATGTCCCTACTGGTGTGTGGATGAAACTTCTTGGTGACAAGAAAGAATTGCAAGAAGAATATGAGAAACGAGTAGAGAGAATAGAATTGATTCGTAATGGAGCAAGGGAACGTTATACTGCTTTCAACGATGAGTTTAGTAATCTTGCTCGTACTCCTTGGGCTATATGGCAAGCGATTGTAGAAACAGAAGACTATAGGAAGGGCCACGCTAATTCTGCTACCGCATTGTTTGGCTCTAGGGCAGATGCTAAGGCTAGGGCTTTTTCAACTGCTAGACAATTAGTAACTAATAGTTAGTATAATAGAAAGAGCAAGGTGAGGGTGCTGTCCTGAGCATGACAGAAAACTGCTCTATTTTATAGACTATAAACGCTGCAGGAATATATGGATACTAAAGACGCTGAACAATTGATGTTACCTTTTTTCCCTCATGATCCGTACTTAGCAGTACAGTCATTATCTAAAGCGATGTCTGATTATGCGGGAGTGCTGTTACCTAATTGGATATGGGAAACGATAGTACAACAATACTTCACGTTCCTACACCTTCAAGTACTGCACATGAAACAAGAACATTTACGTGAGCAAATAATATCTGAAGACCCTTTTCACATGAATACTATACCCTATCTTATACCCGACCATCCTCTATCGAATTAGAGCAGTGGGGATTTGCCACAAACGTCGAAACATGCTAAACTAATGAAGCGGTCGAAAAACGGCATTTTGTGGAGGTGTGAGATGTAATTATATATTCGTAATAAACCAGTATTGAGAGATAAGCTACTAGGCTAAGAACGTTATTAGAATAGTCGTAAAATCTAAACCTTGACGAAGGCAAGGATAAATGCTTACTCTCTAATAGCTAATACGTGAAAGCATAGCCTCCCTGCATAATCGAATATTATTTAGGTGCAGGGATAGGTTAGGGGGATGTATAGCTTGTGGATTGTATTATACCTATATCCATACTGATTTTACTACTGTTGTATCCAGTGTACCGTGCATACGTTGTATCACAAAGTACGAAGGACGGATAAATCTAGAACGCAGAACTGTTAATGTCTTAGGCAATTCTAGGTTCACGTTTACTTGCGTACCGCTTGTTGACCGTCAATCCGTCTGTATCCAGAGAGCCAGTATGAACAGTCCCTGTGCGGTTGTCAACCACAGGCTATGCATTCCCTGCTAATAAAATATAAAAGAGGAAACATCAACACATGGAAACTGAAGCAGTATTTATTGCACAGCCAAAGGGAACATGGACACACGACAACATTGTTATAGAGCATGATGGGTCTAGTGCCTACACAGTATATATTACATGGAAAGGTACTCAAGGGGGTTGGGAAGAGGCCAATACAACAGTCTGTAAAGTTCCACACCAGATGGCTATGATATCCTTATTATCCGACCTAACTGGTAAGCGTCCTTTATTTACTACTCTTGCTGGTGAATCTATTTTATACCATTAGGAAAGAGGAAAGAGTAATGGCTAGAAATGTAGAACATATCTGTGACATCAGGGATAAGTGGTGTCAAGAAGGAGCCAATCCTTATAGACATCCAGATCATAATAGTCATAAGGGTGGATGTATTTGTCCACTAGAAGAGGACGATTTGACGAATGTCATAAAATCTGCTAAACTTGAAGCAAGTCGAAAAATAATTAGATTGTAAAGGAGATTAACTATGCCTAACTGGTGTCAGAATGAAGTAACTGTAACAGCAGATACTAAAGGGACATTACAGAATTTTATAAATTTTGTAAAAAGTTCGGATGTAGAGTTTTCTTTTCAGAGTATAATGCCCATGCCTTCTGAACTCACAGGTACTTGTTCTCCTGTGCAAATATGTACAGTGGAAGAATATCATGATTGGATTAGGAAACACCAACCTACATATGATTTTGAAGGTAGGCCCATTACTAAACAGATGAGTGTTAGATTCAAGAAACAGTATGGGACAGATAATTGGTACGATTGGTGTAATAATAATTGGGGAACTAAGTGGGACACAGCTTCTGTCTATGTAGACAAATTTGCTGATACAACAATACACTATAGTTTTGATACTGCTTGGTTGCCTCCTGTAGGAGTCTACTCAGCATTAGTAAAACTATTTCCTGATCTGCACTTTTCTTGGTTTTATAGAGAAGAGGGGATGGCAATTGCAGGATACTTACCTAATTGACAAGCGAACTAAGTCGAGAGAAGTTGAAGTAGGAGAGTGAGATATGGCAAAGCACGAATGTAACTACTTGAGTAGCTGTTGTTATTATGGAGTAATTTATGGCACAGAAATAGATTTTGATGAGAGTGGCGCATTTGGTGTTTGTAGTAGCTGTCATGACTATGTGCCTTTTTATGATGAAGGCCATTCCCCTTGGGATGATGATGTTTCTACAAAATCCTTTACGCCAGTTATAAATCATAATTATGATTAATCCATCTAACATATTATGGACAGATTCTAATCAAACTATTCGTAAGTGGATAGACCAAAGAACTGGTTATGGTATGGAGCATGACCAATGGGCAGAAGACCACGGTATCCATGTAGGTTATTGTAATCGTCATAAGGTAAAGGTATGGGATGAAACTTGTGACGAATGTGAAAACGAAGATAATGGATGGTTGCTCTGTGGGGAATGTGAAGAGTATAGATATGAAGATGCTAGAGTAGAAGGTGGTCTGAAGTGCGGAGTGTGTGCTTATGGTTAAGTTGATGATGTTGGAAAGTATAATTATTAGGAGAGGTATACTATGACTAAAGAAGAGAATTTGGAAATAGCTGGAGAGTTTGCTTCCTCTATGAGAGGAAGGTTTATTATAGCCAAGGCATTACACTACGGTATACAGGAACTCGAAAAGGTTGAGGGGGTGCATAAAGAAGTATCTGATATAGACGATATGCATTATCTAAAAGAGACTGTATTTAATTTTCCTGTAGAGGTACTAGCACCTAGAAAGGCTGCGTACCCTCGGACTAAAAGTACACTAGAAGATTTGCGCTTATCGCAAAAAAGTGATAGACTTTAAGCGAGTCGAAAAATAACTCGTGACCTGAGCAGTAATTGCATTAGGAGTATATAATGAAGTACGTTGTTTTAATGCCTGAGTATCATCTAGAGAAAGATTCAAAATGGAGTAGACGAGACTCTAAGAAGATCACTAAGAAACGGTTTACTCCTGACAATAGAAGAAGTGTACGATGGCTCCTGAAAAAATCAGGGGAAGAAGCTAAAAGAATACAAAAAGCTAGAGAGCAAAAGGAGAAGGAGACATGGCAACAGAGTTGAGCAGAAATGTGCTAGACCAAGCTCTTGTAGTTAGTGGACACCATTCTATAAATATTGGAGCGTATACTCAGGATATGCTTGGACAGTTAGATGGTGACCAGAGGAGGTGTTTAGGACTATTGGAAGCCATAGATTTTGGATGCTTTGAACGAACTTCAGCTAAAGACCCTAAAGGTATCTATTGCATAGACTTAGGAATTAATACTACAGAGGATGTAGAGCAGTATCTTATAAAGCATATGACAACAGTGAATAGCTTACCTGTTGCTCCTTCTATGCTTGGCTTCTTCTCAGGAACCTTTGAGTTTTTATCTAACGGAGTTAAGTAATGTCATTAAATTGGGATATAACAGCAGTACAAAATACTAAAGAATTATGTTGGTTTTCCTCTGAAGAGGAATCGGAAAAGGTAGAACTTCATCCTGTAACCCACACATTGATATGGGCTACAATGCTTATAGGTTTCAATAAGATCACAGGAAAGAATTATAAAGACTTTTATCGTAGACTAATAGAGTTTGAAATTATTGTAGGGTATGGTATGCTTGATTATTTTGTAGATGGGAAAAGGGAAAGTAGGATGCCTTTTCTACAGGAAGTACAAAATCATATAGGTTTATTGACTAATGCTACTGTAATGGATAATAGAAAATGGACTAAAAATTTGGCTAGATTAGTTCATGAAAAGGCTGCCGATAGAATACGTTTTATGGCTGAACAAGAAACAGAGCAGACCAATGTAGAATCAGCCCTCTATAGGGTTGTTCTGTAAGATGACAGTATAACTGCACTAGGGATTTGACACCAACTTGTCGCCGTGGTAAACTTTAAGCAAGTCGGAAAACGAAGCAAAGGAGTGTACTATGGTATCGAACAGCGACGTTATCCAAGCATGGCTCTCTGGGAGAGTCACCAAAGCTAGGCACTTATCTACTGATGGTTATAATCTTTATTCCTATGCTCTGTTGATTGGACAGGGTAGGGAAGTATATGATTATACTAGTAGAGGGTTGGGGTTCACATCTCAAACAACTAGTTGCCATGTTGGATTAGCAAAGGTAGGTATATCTAATGGCTAAAGCAGAGAATGTAGTCAAGGGTTCTTACCAGAATATAGTAGAGGCTTATAACAGGGCTTCAGCGGATAGTTTAGTTGAAGGGCAATACTGGTACACGGATGCTAATAACATAGCAATGCAAGTAAGTAAACTGCTAGGCACTGAAGATATACGAGTAGGTGCAGGTATCTTAGCAGCCTTATCGCCTCAGACAGATTGGGGAGATAATGTAGCTGAAGCATTGAAGTTTACTTCACTAGGCTACAGTACAAAGCAGACCAGTGCAAACAATGCAAAGGCTAAGAGGATTAGTGAAGGGGAAGACCCTGACACTGTATTGGGTGGAAACAAAGTTGTTCCTTTCTACCATGCAATAGTAGAGCCTTATGGAAACTATCTACCTGTAGTAGACAGCCATGCTCAGACTATATATTATGGGAAGCCTGTTTCTAAGCGTGACAAAAGCAGAGCCTTTAGTAGTCCTAAAGTAATGAGAAGGATGCAGACTTCCTATAAACTAGCAAGCAAGAAACTTGGTGTACACTACAATGTAGTACAAGCAGTGACATGGGTACAGCATAGGAAAAATAAAGGCTATACTAAAGTGAGAGCATGGGAGGAACAATGAGTACTAAAGAAAGTATGTATAATCGACCTAGTTATGTATACGTTATGTATAACAAACTGCTGACACATTCTGAATGTACTATAGAATTAGAGTCAACTATTCAGAGTAGTGCAATAGAGATTGCTAATTATGGCAATGGTGAAACTGTAGCTGTTGAGTGTGTGAAGTGTAATGAAGTAATTATAGACTTTGATAGACCTATCTACGGAGGAGAGTAACTAATGGCAAGAGTACAGTATCAAGGATTACAGGAACTGTTCTCTCATGATGAGAGAGAAGATGTAGAATTTGCAATACTAAATGCTTTACGGGAACAGGTAAATGTAACTACTACTGGTGATTTTGCTTATACGATTGATGTTTACTATGATAGTGAGGAGAGTACAGCAGAATCAGAGATTACAGAAAAGAATCTTTCATGGTATCTGTAGTAGGGATTTGCCAAGCGATTTGTTTTGTGTTATGCTTTAGCTAAGTCGAAACAAGTGAGGTATGAAAATGAGCATATCCGTATATACACAATACATGGAGAACTATGGGGAAGCGGAAGGTGCTAACTACTGGAAGTTTAAGTTTGGAAGCAAGTATGTAGTAGAGGGAACAGATGAAAGACCTGCCAATGCAGTAGCAACAGTAATGCACTACTTGGCAAGGTACAACACTAACCCTAACTATTCTATAGAGTATGTTCAAAGATGGGTTCATACTGCTGAGGAATATGGAGTAGACGATAATGATGATTTAGGACAGTACACTACACTACTGTACAATCGTTACTTTGATGATTCAAATGGTGCAAAAGTATTAGTTCCTGTTTAGTGCAGGGGATTTGACAATAGTTTCGTTTTCATGTTATACTTTTGAGGAAGTGAAAAAACGAAGGAGTTGTTATGCTGTATGTGAATGGTAGTGATATTGATGAGGGGGAACTGCTAGAGTATTGGCATATGAGTAGAGCATTCAAAGTCAGTAGGTATGACAGAATGCTTTGGACAGCAGAGCGATACTCTAGTCGGTATTTTACAGTACCTAGTGTAAGAGTGTTCAAAGCATTGGATAGAGTCCTACAAGTATAGAGGGATTTGACACAAGTTTTGTTTTCGTGTTATACTATTTGAAGTGAGGAAAAACGAATCACCAAGGAGATACTGATATGTGTAACTCATGTGGGATGGCCTACTCCTTCTATTTCAGAATCCAATTCCATAAGCAAGACTGTCCTAGTCAGAAGGGGGGGTAATGGTAAACATATACAATGACTCTACAGGTGGAATTGCTACAGCCAAGTACAATGCAAAGTCAGTACAGAAAGCGATTGATAGAGATAAGACTATAGGAAGCAAGGAAGCGAAACTTATTCATGCCCTACTGAAGGGGTGGAGAAAAGAATGATATCTGAACTGAAAGCATTCATAATAGAGTATCAAAAGTTCTATGACTTAGAGACTATAAAGGAAGCAAGGAAGTACATTAGGAAAGACCTAAAGTATATAGATGAACAGGAAATCAGAAGGAAGAAGTTATATTATAATCAAGACAGGAAAGAGTAATAGCAGAACAGAACAGAGTATAACAGTACAGTAGAAATAGCTACTAGAGATTTACAAAGATAAAAGAGTATAGTATATAACTATCACACACAGAGTAAGACAGTCTGTAAATGCTCTAGGAAATTTGCTATTTGGTTTTAACGATGTTATACTTTTGGCAAGTCGAGAAAACGCCAAGCATAGAAGGAGTACAACATGAGTAGCTTTTGGGATAACATTCTCAAGTCTTACGAGACAGTAACAGATACTATAGTGGTGAATGGTTGCGCTGTCGTAATTACATCGGACTTCTGGGCGAGTATAGGATTAGGTGTAGAGACTAAGCCTGTAAAGCAGAGCAAGCCTAAGGCAGTGAAGAAGACTGCTAAGAAGAGCAAAGCAGTAGCACAGGCTGAGAGAGTATACGAGACTATAGAGGGATTGGTAGTACCTGCAGAAGACTGTACGCACTACTGGATAATACCTTCAGAGACTGCATGGGCTATAGGTGTATGCAAGAACTGTAGTGGGGAAAAGTGGTTCAGTAACAGATGGGATGAGCAGAGTATCTTCAATGCTACTCTAGTCCCACCCACAGTGGAGACAGGCTCTATTGCAGAGGACGCAGACATTAGAGATATTACGACAGTCTACAATGCAACACAGGACAGTATAGAGGAGAGCGAATAAATGAAACGCTATATAGTATCTGATAGACCTAGACTAGCACAGACAGGAGAGTATGTAAATATTGTGAGAAAGAGTAACAGAAAAGCAGTAAAGACTTGGAAGACAGTCTTGAAAGAGCATGTGAAGGGAAGAACCATAGCAGTACAGGAGAGAGCAATGCCTCTACCTGCAGAACTGATAAGGTGGGTACAGAGTATAACAGAGTAGGCCAATACCCTACAGAATAATGCAATACACTGCATAGCTCTACACTGTAGAGCATCACAGAGCAGGACAGACTCCCTGAGTTTGTTCCTGTTTTTTGTGACATGATAATTTTTTATCATGTCGAATAGGAACAAGGTCGGAAGCGGAAAGGATAGGAAAGGGAAAGGAAAAACAATCCCTATACTATAGGGCAGGGCAGATACCTGCAGTACTCTACAGAGTGTAGGGCAGAGTAGAGTTATCATGTCCCCATTTTTTTTATAGATTCTCTATAGAGTAGCTAGTGTTAGGCACAAATTTGACAACAGTTGCGAACGGTGATAGTCTGGTCATGTGCCAAGCGAGACGGCTCCGCTGAAACCGTACACTATAGTACAGGATGGTGACTAATGGCTAATCAGCCCAAAAACCCAGCCGATAAGTATACAGTTGAGAATGGCGAAATTGTAATGCGCTTTCCGATACTGCCTACGCTCAGTAAGAAAGGGATTTCAATGCTTCTAGCTACTACTAGGGGTGCCGAAACCTTCACCTATGAAGGCATGGAGATAAAGGCCAATGTCAATCTCTATGTTCCTATTGAGGAATGGGAAGCTAAGGCCAAGAAATCCAAGAAATAGGCTAGCTAGGAATCGGGCAGGTTTGGCACACCTGCCCTATTTCTTTGCCCAAAATTAGACATGATAGCTTTTATATAGAGAGGGATATATTCTTATCATGTCTACCCTCCTCTCCCATAGAGGAAGGGAACAGGAAAGGAAGGAAGGGAATCAGGAATGGAAAGAGACTTGATAAGTTTATCAACTCACTTTTGTCAAGTGAGCGGTGGGCAGTTTTTCGACCTGCCCAGGTCGCCAAAGCTACACCTCACTTTCTACAATTTCGACTGTAAGTAAGTCGCCATGATCGGATTCACAATACCAACCCAATTCCTCACGCATAGCGGTAATAGAGAAACACGACAAACCCGAAATAAATTCTACCGCTTTGCGTACCGCATCCCAGTGACTATAGCGAATCCTATCAGAAGGGTATACAACGCTAGGAGAAGAATCATTCCACGTAATTTCCCGTACTTCGACTCGATACTTTCGATCACTAGGCACATAGGTAGGGGCGTAGGTAATCATTCGAGCCTCCCGATAGAGTGTTCAAGGTTTCCCTTGACTTCTCTATAGTACCACATTTAGAGGTATTGTCAAATAAAACAGGACTTGATAATTACCATGTCTAAAAAAGAGGGGACACAAGGAAGGAACAGGGAATAGGGAATGGAAGGAACGGAAAGACTCTTATCAAATCTATTTATCAAATCGAAAAATGGCAAAACTAAAGAGCAGTTTAATGACTTGCTCAGGTCATAGAATCGGGGGCGGCATATGCTAACTCCTATGCTTTGAATTTGGTGGGGTAGCTTTCGTAGTGTACCAAGCTACTTGCTACCCCCTGTGCCTTAACCTTTCGCTACATGAGGAACGTAGACGTTCAAATTGACTTGAACGTTCTTGTCTTCATGAATGAATGACTCGGTTCCCGAGGTTGTGGCAAGCAACACAGACTTGCCGGATTTCGCGGGCCGAGGCGCAATCTTCTTGACGATAACCACAAAGCCATCTTCAATGTACATCGCTTCTCTGAGTGCCTTGTTAACCATAATTCACACGCTCCTTATTCTAAATATTTTGTCGGGAGTGGTACTTCTCCCAACATCAATATTGTAGCACAGTCGTACCCCCTTGTCAAATTTATGACTATAGTGAAAACCAAAAAAACGGGAGTTGATAATTATTATGTCTAATATATAGAGAGAGCAGGAAAGGGAAAGGAAGGTGGAAGGAAAGGAACGTGGAAGGAAAGGAACGTGGAAGGAACGAGAGTTGATAATTCTATCAAGTCTAGTTTTTTGTCAATCCCTTTGAGCAGTTTATACACTTGCTCAGGTGTTTTATGACTAGCCTAGGTTTAACCTCGCTTGGTAAATGGTTTCGTACTGGGTGGCATCAGGCCAAATTTTGCTGTTAGCGGATGAGAAGTTTACCACATAATCCCAACACTTGGCACAAATTCCATTTCCTAATCCCTCAGCATATGAGCCACAAGTTTCGCAATTTCCGTTTGAATCCGAGATTTTATCTTTGGGTAGATTCCTGACTGATGCTTCAAATTCCGCCCTAATGATATCGTCCTGAGTCTTATCGACATTTCGATCTACTTGGTCAGCGCTATCGTTAGCTATTGCACTTTTTCCTTCGACGACGTTAGCTCGCAGGAGGGTGATGTTATCCCAAAATCCCATTTTGTTCACTCTCAGCCTTTCGGCTGTCCTTTGTAATGTTAGAGGTGTCATCCCCTACACAAGGAGTATAGCAGAATGACATGTAGTGTCAATAGCCTCTATGAAGATTTTGGGAGTTGATAATTATTATGTCTAAATATATATAAATAAGTATATAAAATATTCTAACCGTTTCTGACTAGGTTATTTCATTTCAGTCTGTTAGTATACTCCAAACTATTAATCCTATTGATCCAATAAAGATTCCTGTTAATAATATTTCTACCATTTTATTTCACTCCAGCCCAGCTTTTAATACTATTTTTGTTATTTCTTTTACTAAATTTTCAGCTTTCATTACTATTTCAAATCTCCACCGTAACGTATCAAAAAATATAGTTGTTTTAACCAATTTGGTTTTGCTGTATTTTTCGGGTTGCATATTGAATGATAAGCTATAAAATCTTCTGTTCCATTTGAATTAAAAACTCGTTTTAAAGTTATCGCCCAATTGTTTAATATTTCTTCATTACATTTATTACATTTCATTTTCAATGCTCCACATACTATCAAGTTTTTCTGTATCAATTAGAATTAGCCTCTGTTTTAAATATCCTAAATGTTTACAATTACATTGCGCTACTTGTCCACATACACATGTATAACAATCTTCTGTTTCTTGTACCTCTATAATTTTGTTATATTTTGTTTGTAAGATATTTAGTTGTTTTAATAGTTTAGTGTTTTCATTTTGTAAACTTTCTATTTCATTAATTAAATAATATTTATATTGTTTTTTATCTGCCACATGGGTTTTCTGTTTCTTCATTGTCGTTTTCCTTTCCTTCTAGTTTTAATATAGATTGTTTAAATATAGATATCAAGCATTTTGTTGGTATTATCTGTACCATTACTTCTAGCCAGTTTACATCATCCAGATTCTTTTTTTCTGGCGTAGTTTTTCCCCAAAATATTTTAAGTAAGCCACTAAGTTTTTCAGTATATTCTTCTACTGTTTTACATGAATGTAGCATGTCATGTACTAAACGATCTATATTTTTGTTAGTTTCTATACAGTATACAGCGCTGGCTGTAGCGTCTCTATCCTGTTTAGATATATCAGTTGTCATCAGGGTATCCTTTCTTTATACCGTTTCAAATCAACCTCTCTAACTGAGCCTGTCTGATCACACAGATTAGTATATTTCTAGATGTAGTTTACTTATTTAGCTGCTGCATCCTACATCTTTGTGTTGCTCTTACTTAAACCTTCTAATAGATTTTACTAACCTGTTTAACTCTTCTGATTCCTGCAACTTCTGTAGCCTGTACTAAGCTTTTACGAATCTTTATAACTAGTTCTATAGTCTAGATTTTACGTAGTTTACTTATTACTTTAACTTATATATATAGATAGTTAATCTCATTTCGTTTCAAGTCCAGCCCTCTCAGCACCACCACCATGCTTACTGGACATGGTGTGTCTAGTCTCTTAGCTACTTGTCTAGCTGCTTAGTCTACACTCTCCACACCTCTTACTTATATACTCTAGTAAAATTCTGTCTATGTACATACTTATTCTCTGATCCCTGTGGTCTCTACATCTTATCCTAGTCTGTCTCTAGTCTCTATAACTAGTTATCTAGCCTAGACTTTACTTAACTTATCTATTACCTTACCTTATATACATAGCTAGTTAATCCTATTTCATTTCAAGTCAGTCACTCTAGCTGACATCTCTTGTACACTCTGGTCACCATGCTCCTAGACTCTCTAGCTATCTAGCTTGCTAGGCTCTAGACTCTCTACCTCCTGTGCCTAGACTCTCTAGTGACCTCTGGCTATCTGTCTAGCTCCCACCGATCTCTGTAGTCTCTGTAGCTCGTCCTAGCCACTCTCTAGGCTATCTGTAGATAGCTCTCAGGCTCCTGTACCCTCCTGTAGCTAGTCCTACGCTGGGCTGTTCTTATCTTTACTAACTCTATTTCGGTTTCAAGTTGACGCTCTAGACGACCATGCCTGACCACCTGACAGCTAGCCTCTGTGTCCACCTAGCTAGACAGTCAGCCTCAGTCTCTACACACTGAGACCCTGATGTCTGTGACCGTGACCCTGCTGTAGATGTACACGCCTACACCCACATCTCCTGTGTCCACTAGTCACTAGCCTACTTACTTGTAGCTGACATAGCTTAATCTCTACAGTGTACACCAAGCTCCTAGCTCTTGTCAACTTGGCCTAGACTCGTCTTATCTTAGCTATTTCGGTTTCACTGCCCTGCCTCTCAGCAGCCTCACAGACACCTCTACACACCACACTCTGCACTCAAGGCTCTACACTCTGTCTACATGCTCTACACACTGCCTACACACCCTACACAGCACACCCACAGCAGCCTAGCTACCTGCCTGACACCTCTACCTGACAGGCTAGTCAGCCCTCACTCTGCCAGCAGCACCTCTAGGCTAGGCTCTCTAGCTGGCCCTGACCCTCCACAGGCTCCCTGTCCACAACACCCTCTTGAAGGGGGTGGGGGTGAACTGGTTTCAAGTCAACCTCTAAAACTGACTCAAGCCTGTAAATATACCCCCGTGGGTCTAGACGATTAAATAACTTTAACTAGTTATAGTTTCAACTAATAATTATTTCTTTCTAACTAATAACTAACTAATTAATAATAAGTAAGTAACTAATTAAATAACTAAAAAACTTATTCGTTTAATAATATATTATAATCTATTACGATGAAGGGGGGTGTCTTAAAAAGTTAGCTTGTTCCTTTATATAGACCCCCCGGTTATACTATTATGTTTCCTTGTAGGTAACCATTAATCTAGGGTACTATTTACCAAGACTATTTTTTCAAAACGTCCTAGCTAAATTTTTGTAATTATAAAATAAAACCCTATTTGAAGAGTATAATGTAGTAAGAATCTTGCGAAAGGATAGATTATGATGAGTAAAGGTAGTAGGATCAGAGAAGTTTTGACAGACGAGGAAAATGGTGGTATTCTGTATGAGGATATGGATGATGCTTTAATCGGCATTTATAGAACTCAATATGGGGCATCATTAGGAATATACTCGTATGTTAAGTATACAGAACTTCTTATTAATAATAAGGGGCTGTCAGAAGAGGACGCAGTAGAATACGCTGATTCTCATGTATATAAAGGTATAGTTTCTTATGATTCCTATCATCCATTAATTATTGATGACACTGGCGTTTAAAGGAGGTTATATATGAGTACATGGGAATGGTTTCTAATCTTTTTTGCGGGATCAATGGTTGCAAATATTTTACTTCGTTTATTATTGGGTAAAGCTTACTTTTTACATAGGGTTTTAATTGAGCAGGGTTATGAAAAGGGGTATGATATTGGTTATTGGGATGGTTGTACAAACATCAAGATGTACCACGCCTTAATGAACAAGAAGGTTCCTCCCGCTGATTGGTTAAAAAATACCATGGGTTCACGCCTCGATACACGGGATAAGGCGATAAAAGTTCTTAATAAAATACCTAATTAAAGTAGTATAATATAGTAGTGCTGTTGATTCAGCATATAGCTGATCTATGTTTAGGAGATACTATGTCGCGACTTACAGACATTTATAATAGTCTTATGGATGATCCAGATATCGTTCCACCAGCTAAAATATCCAAAGATGAATATGTTTTGAATATGGCTCGACAACGTATTCAACAGAGTGAAAATAATGCTGAAGCGTTGGAGATGGGTTTTGTTAAGACTAATGGTCATTTTTCTAATGGATATTCCAACAATGGTGGCTCTCAGTCTGCTGTAAATAAGCTTGCCGCTTTTGTGAACCTGCCGGAGGCTTCGCCTGATACAGATATATTATTGGAAAAGGCGAAAGAACCACAACATTTCCACGAGGATGCTTTACAATATCTTCTAGACAGGAACTATTCAAACGCAGTTATAGAGCAACTTCGTAAAGATCATCCACCTATGGCGACTTCTTCGGGTAAACCTATTCTGGAAATAAGTCTTAAGGATATAGCAAGTATTATCCCAGATAGGATGGCAGTAAGTGACGATGCACGAATAGCTGGAGAGGAGCGACCTACGGCTAAATCGCATCCAGCCATGTTTAAACCTGCGGCTAAGCCTAAGACCGCCACATCTGATGTTCCAGAGAAAGTTACATCTAAGAAAAAAGATGGGGTAAAAAGTATATTCCCAATAAAATGGGAAAGTGGTAATAAGTATAATACTGATTTGAAGCTTGGAAGCCTTGTACGAAATGAACAAGGTGACTTATTTAAAGTAAATCGTCTCAATGGTTATAATGTAGAACTTGATGGCATTAATGAGAAGGGCCAATCCAGAGGATCAACGAGTAATATTACTATTAATGTAGACCCTTCTGTCCGTAAACAAGGAGACCCTTTCTATTATCCTCATAAAATAGGAAATATAGATAATCATAATGATTTATTAGATGTAGGAACTCAAGCTAGGGTGGATACGGACACATCCCCTACAGAGCAGGAGTCTACTCAACCTGAAGTTACGCCTGATAAAGGGGAAGACACCGATGAAGGAATTGAGCCTCTAGATGCAGATAGTACACTTCCTCAAATCCAGACTTTGGAGGAGATTGCGGAACTTAATACCACTCAATTAGAGGCTGCACTGGTAGCTAAAGGGTTTGATAGAAATCAAATCGGTAAAATAGCAAAGATGAAAGGGCTTCAAACGGATGGCTTGCTTGACCAAGAGAAATATAGGCAATATTTACAGGAAACACTTGCAAAAACTGTTAAAACAGCACAAGAAGAAGCAGAAGAAGCAGTGGTAACTGAGGCTAAACCTGAATCTGCTCTTGATGCTAGATTAAAAGAGATTGACCCTGCCTATAATAAAGCAACGGTTATAACCAGATTGAGCAGCTTGTATGGAGGTGGGTATAGACTTTCCGAGTTAGAGGGTATGTCTGATGATGAGTTAGTAGCTAGGGTTAAGATAAGTTCGGAAGATATTTCTCATAGCAGAAATGACATTGAACAGGTGGTCAGCCGACAAAAAAGTGGAGACAGGCGGCTTAGGGCTGCTGGATATACTCAAGAAAATATAACTGAAATGTCAGATAATATGAAAAATACGCTGCTTAATCACCTTGATGAAAACCCAACTTGGAAAAGAGGCGACATTGATGCTGCCATTAAGAGAGAGGGGGTCGCTGCGGCTGCAGAGGGGGCCGCTGCGGATGCAGAGAGGGCCGCTGCGGCTGAATCATCTGCAGGGGAAAAGACACCAGCTACTATTGAAGGCCCACTTGAGCCAGAAGACCCAAAGAAACAACTGTCAGACAAGGCTAAAGAAGAGCTTTCTAGAACGATTTCTGATACTGGTTTAGAAGCTCTTTTAGGTAAACTTGGAAAAGGTAGGGAGCAACTTTTTGACCCTATGGGAACGCCCATGCTTGAAAGTAAGAAGAATGACAAAGGTAAGGTCATAAAAGGTACGTGGGTAGATAGGGATGGAAATGAATATAGTAAGATAAAAGGCAAATACATTGACTCGCAAGGAAACGAACCGAAAGATGGTGAATATGTAGGCACTGTGGCGCAAGCTCAGGACTATATAACGCATCTTAAAGAGTCAGGTCATCCACATCATGAACATTTTAGTGAAATAAGAAATATGGATATCCTTGATAAGGATGGTAAACCTACTGGAGAAAAAGTCGGGCAACATATAGACATAATGGAACCAGAGCTTGGTACTGTAATAAATAAACCACTTGTTGTAGAAACTCCTGTTGTAGAAACTCCTGTGGTTGAAACTCCTGTTGTAGAAACTCCTGAAGCAGATGCTGATGCAAAAAAGGCAGAAGAGTCAGGCGACACACCAGAACCAGAAGTGTTAGAAGCAGCAGAAAATATCTCTCCAGAGGTAGAGGCCATAGCTAAAACGCTGTTGAAAAGTGGTTTTGCAAAAAGAGTGGCTTGTGAGCGTGGGCTGACAGATAAAGATGGTAATCCTACAGAAATGGGTAAAGCCTTCTTTGAACAAATTGGGCCAATGGTTAACGAAGCAGTTGATCATTTTGAAAAACATAAAGACACGATTGCTACAAAGTTTAATAGGCGTCGTGGAATGAACTTCAGAGATAAAGAGGGTAATATTGTAGGTATAGGTAACAGTGGTACGTTCCTTAATCATCTAATAGATGACATGAATAAGGTTGCTGTAGCGAAAGGTCTTCCTACATTAGAAAAAACGCATAATGATCGTACTGGAGAAGCTCTGACAGATAATGGAGTTCCTGTAGAGCCTAATCAAGCACCCGATCTTTCTGTAGTAAATGGAGAGATGGTTAGGAATAGACTTCTTACTAGTCGAATTGGTAATGATTTTTCGAGCGACCACGGAGAGTTTATTGCAGGACTTGGTGGTATACAACAAATTGAACAAAGCATACTTGAAAATAAAGGAATGAATCCTGATACAGCAAAGAAAATTACCGAAGAAAAACTTAAGGAGGTTAAGAGTGGTATAGAATCTGATGAGATTAAGGTTGCTGACGCTGGCGAAAAAATTCATAACTCAATAAATGAAACTGTAGCAACTGATTATCCAGACATTGCTGAAACTCCTCCAGATTATGGGAAACAGCTACCTCTGTTTGAAGATATGGGTTTTGAGCCTATGTCTACACCTGAACCTACTTCTGCGGCTGACGCTGTGGCAAAGAAAGGAGTAAAAGCTAGGCAACGAAGAGCCAATTTGGATGAGGAAATCCATATTCCTAGTAAAGTTAGTGATCAAATAAAACCGCTTTTAGCTCATCTAGGACATGACGTAGATGCAATGACATCAAGTGATGTTATGAACACATTTAGAGAAGTCTTGACAGACCCAGATAAATTTGGTGAACTGGAGATAGCTCTTAAGGAGAATGAGGAGGTTAGGAATCAGTTCGTTCAGGCACATGTTGCAATGGAGCAAGCGGAAGAAGAAGACCCTAGACTAGCTCATGCAGGACTACCGGGTTTTGGTGCCGAGGTCGAAGATTGGGGAAAGATACCAGATAGAGCAGCAGAAGCTACACAGAAAATACACGAGAGATATAGAAGGAAAAATCTTTCACCACGAAAACGTCAGGTAGAAGACTTAAAGAACGTTATGCATGGAGACTTCCATGAACATCTAGATAATCCTGATGATATGTCAGATAAAGAAATAAAGGAGATGTGGAATAAAGAGGTACGTGATCCGAAAGCTCGGACTGCTTCCTCAGCATCTGCAGGAGCAAAGCCTACAGAAAAAGATAAACCGAATCGTACTGCGGCTTTGGAACGATTAGCTCGATTACAGAATCCTGATTTGATTGGTGATGATGACGAGGTTCTTGATCAGGATGCAATGACCAGAGCCACTACAAAACTTGAGAGGCATTATGATCCGTCCGTTGGCTTTACTCTTAAAGATATTACAGATGCTGTAAAAGCTCAAACTAATTTAGTAGCTAACCAAGAAGCTCAACAAAAGCAAGAAAAACAGAATAGGGCTAGAGGAGTCGATCAAATAAGGGCTGTCGCTGAGTTCGAGGACAACTTTCCAGACCCAGATAAGTGGGCTAAGGAACATGATGGTGAAAAAATGAGTCCTGAAATGGCTAAAGAACATTTTAGAGAGTTAATAGACTTTCAACATCGAAAAGAAAATTTCCAGCATTTCGACCCGAAATCCGGAGACCCAGAAAATTTTAAAGCTTTAAGAGAGCGAGTACATGAGTATGCTAATCTGAATCCTTCGGCTGCTAGAGAGATTGCCGAGGAAATTAAGTCAGCACAACGTAATGGTATTGACTTAGGGTCAGATGAATTTCTAGCTCATGCTAAAGAATTAAAGGAGACTGTGGAACGTGACGAAAGAACCGCTTTTGCTAAGGCTAATCATAAAAATGAAAAACTTGCCCATGCCTTAGAGAATGGTAATTTCTCTAGAGGTTATGATAAAGATGGTAATGATGGGCATCGTGGGCTAGATCATAATGGTGATCCTGAACATGATACCTCAGAGATAAAGCATGAAGATGCTAAAGCTCCATTAGTTCATGCTGTGGATGAAAATGGGTATCCTGATGATAAATTACAACAACTAGTTAATGAAATACATGACGCTGAATTAGCTATACCTAAAGGTGATAGAGAACATCATGAAGCGGAAAGTAGTTTACGTGCGGCCCATGAGGCAGCTAAAGTGGATGAACATAAAAAAACTACAGATGCTCATACTGCAAATACTGCTGGACGAGATCGGAACTATGATGAGAATGACGCTAAATTTGATGCTGATATAGAGAATTCACATCAACGTCAGCGTGATGCGAATTATGCACGAGTAAGTGGTGAAGGGGACAGACAGAAAGTATTACTAGATAATCATAAGAAGCTTATAAATGAAGCTGTTGATGCTCATGAGCGTCAGTTGGCGCAACACGATGGCAAGATAAAAAAGAAACAAGATGAATATAATGCTTATCATCAAGATATTGATAAAGCAAATAAACAGCATAAAAAAAATGTTGGTGACGCTTCTGCAGATAGGATGAATGCTATTTATGAGGCAGAACAAAAAGCTAAAAAAGCGAGGTCTACAGCTAACGATCAACTTAATTCGATACTAGCCGAGCAGATAAAACAACATAATGAAGAAGTTGAACAGCATAACCAGCAAGGTATGGACATAGTTGTTAATGCAGACGCTAGTTTCGCTGATTTGGCAAAACAGCAGACAGGTCAACTTGCAAACTTAAGGAATAAGCTATCAAAAACTTCGGAACAATTCTATCAGAAGCAGCAAGATGATTCGAATGTTGCTGCAGCTAGGGGGGCTAGTCCGGAGTATTTAGGTAATTTGACGCAGCAACATAAACAAGAAGCTGCTGAATTTGATCGGGGTTCGCAGCAACAGGTAGCAGATTTACATCAGAGTCATCAAACTGAAATAGAAAAACATGCTAACAATCTTGGTCAAGAAGGTAAGGAGTGGACTCAAGCAGGAACTGATCTTCTTCTTAACCAGGCTGAAGAGAGACAGAAGTTAACAGATGATGGTCATGCTAGGATGGAACGTATAGATGCTGCCGTAGCACATACGGACGCTACAGCACGAAAAACTGAGAACGATGCTATTAATCAGTCTAGAGACATTCGTAACAAATCATTGCAAGAAGTTGCGGATGCGGCTGGACTTGAAGCTTTTATAGAAGACGATGGTGACGCTACAAGATTCGCAGATCAAATGAGACAAGAGCAAAGTTCTCATGAGACAGACTCAGCGATTATTCGTGAGCAAATTCAAACCGACCATGGAGATTATGTTGAAAGTAAACGGCGTGGTTTTAAGAGTGAACAAGGAAAAATGTTTGCCCAAGCGACTAGGGCTGGAGATGCATCCAATGAAGAGTTTGAAAAGGAACGTGAAGGTCATATAGTACGTAGACAACGAGAAAATCTGTATGTTACTAATGACTTTGAAATACTCAGAGATAAGATAGATAATTTACATGGTAAGCTTAAACGAGACGCTAAAAAGAATTTTAATGTTCAGAAGAAACGACTTGGTACAGATAAAAAAGTCTCAGATCAAGCCGCTTTAGAGAGAAAAGAGAGGGCACATGCCACATTAGACGAATATTTAAAGGATGATCCAGAGAAATTAGCGGCTATTAAAAAGAATCCTCAGCTAGGAGAGCATCAGGATAAAGTTCAGCAAGCCCATGAAGAGGCTGGCTCAGGGCCAACTGGCGAAAAAGATGCTAAGGGTGAAGATAAGAAGCCAGAAAAAACTCGTATGGTTAAAGACCCCAAAACAGAGGAGATGAAAAAGCAGTATTGGATTCCAGGTAGAGGTAAAGGTTGGGTAGACGAAGATACCTATAGGGCCTCTCATGGTCAGAATGCTGCTGCAGCTAAAAATAATAAACTGGTTATTTATCCTCAAGGCCACTTTGATGCAGGTCATGGACAAGAAGGTGATGAGGATTATAGGCCAATGTCACCACCAATGGCTGGACATGGTGCAAACATGTTCTCCATCCACACTCCTGATCATCCTGACGCAGGATTACATGATGATGAATTAGATCATGAAGGTGTTATGGGCAGCCATTTAGGTAATCAGCCCGGTATAACTGATCACGAAAACTTTACAGCAAATGGCGCACCATTTGAGGTAGACCTTGATTCTGTGGGTCTACGGGGTATGGCTGAAGCTGCTGGTAAAGGTAAGGGACAGGCCCGTGATCCTGAAAGTAAAAGAGAAAAAATTGGAAGACAGTTTGGTGGAGTAGAAGCCCAACGAAGGGCAGGAACTGGAGAATTTGCTGCATATGGACAAGCAGCCAAAGCAGTTGGAAGAAAATTTACGGGTGCTTTGGATTATGTAAATAGTTTACGTGGAGAACAAGGACAACGACAATCTGCTGTTCAACAGTTTGCATCCCGAATGGGAAGTGGTGATGGAGGTGACATAGGACAACATGTCGCAAATGCACTAAGAGGAGCTAGACAAAGAGGTAGAAAGGCACTGGGTGGAGTTTATTCCGGGGGATTCGCGCCTAAAAATGAACGCCAGGCAAAAGCAAAAGTAGAGCTATGGCGTAGACTACCAGGCTTTCTTAGAGAGATATATAGCCTAAGAAATCAAGAACATGCAAGACAACTTGATCATATAAGGGATATAGAAGATAGAAACGAACGAAAAAGTTCTATGGATCAATGGAGGGAATGGAGCAAAGGAATACATAGCGAGATAGAATCTAGACCAAAAATGTAGTTTGATTTTAATTTTTCTAAATAGTATAATAATATATAAGGATTCATTTCTGGAGAATCAATATGGGTTTAGTTGACATACAACAATATTATAAGCAACGACTTTTAAAAGAAGTTTCTATTGAAGAGAAGGCTGAACGAGAAGCTCGTGAAGAGGGCTTTGATGATTTCTCTGATGATAAAGCTTCAGGAATGCGTCGTGCCAGAAAGATTATGGAAGCTATTCAACGCAAAGAATCTTATACTGAGGCTTTAGATGAGAAATTTGAAGAGTCTATTGAAAAAGGAACTTATGCACGAAGAGATACAGCGGCTGTAGCTACCGCTATTGCTCAACGACAGGGAGAGACTGATTTTAGCACTGGGAATAAGAAAACTGGTAAAGCGATAGGACGAGGAGCTAGAGTACGTGATACTATTGCTGCTGCTATAGATGCTAAACATGGGCCGGGAAGTTACCCCGGTACAGCTAATTGGAAATATGATGAAGGAAAAGACTCTGGTAAAGGTAAAAAAGAAAAAGCTATACAAAGTATGTTGAAGGCTTTTCCTCCAGAATTAGCTTCTTTAATGTCTGCTGCTGCAGGATGGGCATTAAGTAGTGATGTTGGTAGAGTAGGTCAAATGACTCCCGAACAAACTAGTGAATGGGAAAGAACCTTATCTGCTGCGGAAAGGAGAAATTTAGAACGAACCTTAAGAAGTAAAATGCGGAGGAAATCTGCAGATACATCTTTAAATAAAGATGCATTTGAGTCCTTACAGTCTCGTTATGAGGATTCTACAGATACTTATATTAAAAGAACTCCTCTAATTAATATGTTAGAGAAAGACCATTCTACTATTCCTCCACGACAGGGTTTACAGTGGGATGCTGTAAAACACAGATGGACACGACCTGAAAATATAGGCCATACAGTTATTGAAGTTCAGGGTAAGAAACGTATACGAGGGACAGGTACAGGGGCACACGAGAGAACTGTGGGTGGTCATGGATCAGGAAAAGTACGGCGAGTGGAATTTGGACGACGGTTTAAGGGAGCCTCAGATGCCGGTGTCATTAGACCACATGAGAGTAAAGGAACATCTAAGTATATAAAGCCGAGAAAGAGGTAAGGAGGATGTAATGGTTAGAAAAGCCGTAACAACTACAAAGACAGTAAAAAAGAAGATGGCGCAACAGCCTGTAGAAGTTTTTAATGAAAAACCTATTGAAAAGAATAGCGATATACCTAAACGATATTATATACAGGTTTGGAAAAAGATACAGCCTAGCGATGTTCGTTTCGATGAGGTTGTTGGTACCCTTTATTGGTCTGATGTTAAACAAGATATCATAATAGAGAGTCTACATAATAATTATTCTTCAGAAATTGAAGATTTGTTGAAAGGAGATTTAGCTTTATCTAATGGAGTGTTCGTTTCTCGTAATGAAGCTCCAAAAGAATGGGTTAAGAATGTTCCAAAAGCAGCCTTGGGTTATGGTTTTTATGCTACTTCGTATATGGAGATAGTTGATGAAACTGAATAATTTTTTTAATAAGTCTAATAAACAAAATAAGTCTAATTCTAAAGTAATTTCGTTTGTTAATGAAACTCAAAACAATGCTTGGAGGGCTGAAGTACAAAGATTACAAGATGAATTAGATAGATTAAAGACTGTGGATGAAGAACGATCTCTTTTTAACCAGAGAATGCAAGCCGCAGAGATTCAACTTCATGAGACACTGGAACGAGAGATCGTTGGACAAGCGCATAAAACTTTATTAGAGGAGGAAGTTAAACAAGGGGGAGTTTTAAAAACTAGAAACTACGAGTTGGAAAATGAGTTAAGAGATATTAAAGGACAACTTGGTATCAAAGAAAGTTATTTAGAACAAGCTGCACATAATAATCTAGAATTAAATAATCGAGTTGGTGTATTAACAGAGCAAGTTGAGGAAAGTTCACAGATAGAAAGAGGTTTAATACGAGGATTGGAAGAAACTATTCAGGGATCAGCAGCGAATAAACACGAACTTCAAGAAACTCAGAGCAGGTTTTCGGCAAGTGAAGTAAAATTAAGTGAGGTTACAGAAAATTATGTTAACCTAAAGACTGATTACAGTAAACTTAATACGGTTGCGGAATATTGGAGAAGGGTTTCAGAAACCGTGCAAGCTGAAAATGATGATTTAGAACAGACAAGTGCGATATTACAACAATTGCAAAAAGATGTTAAAGTGGAAAGAACTCAACAAAAAGGTATAACTAAGATACAAAAAGGTGCAGTAGAAAAACTACAGGGACAATTAACTGTTGTGACTGAAGCATTAGAACATTTAACTTTTAAAAATAGGTATTTATTGAGTTTGGTTTCTTCTTTGCGTAAAGAAGCAGCAAAACCTCGATATTTATCTATGAGTTCTATAGCTCAGAAGGAAGGATTTAAGATGCCTTTTGGAAAGGACAATATAAGAAAACAATTTTTGGGTACTTCTTCCCCTACATTATTGAAGTTTAAAGTAAAGGAGGACGGAAATGACAACTAGACCGTGGAGACAAGAGATAGAATTGTTACAGAATTATCCAAGACATAAGACATTTACATATACAACTAGTAGTTCAAGTGCTGAAACTGCTGTAGATGTTTCAGCGTCAATGGAAGAATGTAACAAAGTATCTTTTATTGTGGAAACAGCGGATGCTTACATCGAATTTGATGGAGATGCTACAACATCATCTATGTTAATTCCTGCTAACGAAGGGTATTTTGATGATTCTGTTTATGTAGGATCAAAAATAAGTATTATTCGTTCTGGTAGTACGAATGCTCGAATTCGAGGAATTATTTGGGGGAGGTAACTAAATGCCTATTACTGGGTTAGACCGAATGCCGGGTTCTGGCTTAGCTCGTGGAACCCTATTTGATAAAGAATTAAATACTCCTGCCATCGAAGTTATAACTGCAACCGTTACTGGTTCTATTGTTCTTGAGAAGGATGGCGAGAATAGCTATACGATTGCTTGGACACAACCAAGTGGTGCGGATAGAATTTTGTCTATTCCAGCATTAGGTGCTGCTGATACATTTGTCTTTCTTACAGCTACTCAAACGATAACTAATAAAGCATTTACAGGCGTAACCGACTTTGATATGACCTCTGGTGATAAAACTATTTTAGATACTATTGGTTCTAATAGTCTTACAATAGGTGCTGGCGGTACAACTGTTATTATTGCCGGCAATCTAACTGTTTCAGGAACAACTACGACTGTTAATACGACAACCTTAAATATAGCTGATTCGCTGTATGCACTAAATACGGACGAAACTGGAACTCCATCACAAGATGCTGGGTTTGTGGTTGAAAGAGGTACGTCAGCTAATGTCGGTTTTATGTGGGATGAATCAGCAGATGAATTTGTTATTATAAATACCGCTGAGACAGGATCAACTGCAGGTAACGTTACTATTTCCAGCTATGCAAATTTTCAAGCTGCTAATATAGCAGGAACTTTAACTACGGCGGCACAAGGAAATGTGACTTCTCTGGGAACCTTGACAGCCCTTACCGTTGATGATGTTAGTGTGGATGGTAAAGTAGTAACTATGACAGGTTCTTCTGGAGATACTGCGGTATTTACAGTTGGGACTAATGGAACTCTTTCTATAGTCACTACGGACACAGCCGCAGCCGCAGCTAATTTACAGATAACTGCTGATGGAACAGTTGACATAGATTCTGTAGGAGTCTTAACTCTTGATTCTGGTGCCGCAATAAATCTAGAGCCGGCAGCAGGATCAGCTATCTTATTGGACGGTACTATAAGTGTAGATGCTGGAGTAATTACTGGAGCAACTTCTATTACATCTACAGCATTTGTTGGAACGTTATCAACCGCAGCGCAGGGAAATGTAACTTCTCTTGGAACGCTGACAACTCTTACTATCGATAATATTAATATTAATGGGAATACTATTATTAGCACAGACAGTAATGGTGATATTACATTAACTCCAGATGGAAGTGGTGAAGTAAATATAGCGGCCGGTAATTTAAATTATGCTGGAACCGCCATAACCGCTACTGGAGCAGAGCTTAACTTACTTGATGGTGGTACAGTTAGAGGAACGACTGCTGTTGCTAGTGGCGATGGTATTGTGATTAACGATGGTGGCACAATGAATATGACCAACGTAGATACTGTTTCTACGTATTTTGCAAGCCATAGCGTTGGCGGTACTAATATTGTCACAACTGGAGCATTAGATGCTGGCTCAATTACTTCAGGATTTGGGGCAATTAATACTGGGTCTAGCAATATCACCACAACTGGTACAATTACATACGGAAATTTGTCTGACGGGTCTATTTCAGTGACGGCGTGGGTAGATGAAGATGATATGAGTTCTAATTCAGCTACTCTTATACCTACACAACAGTCTGTAAAAGCCTATGTTGACGGTTCTGCTCAAACTATGGGAGACGGCTTTGTAATTGAAGACGATGATGGAACAGAAGTTACTATAACTGAAAATAAAGAGATGAAAATAATAGGGTCTGGTGTAACTATTAACTGGACAGATACCAGTACTGGTAGTGATGGTGACCCCTATGACCTCACAATTACAGTGGATGCAGCCCAAGGTAATATCACCTCGCTGGGTACGCTAACAGCCCTAACCGTTGATGATGTAGTTGTTGACGGCAAAGTCATTACGATGACAGGCGATACTAGTGATACCGTTGTGTTTACTGCTGGAACGAACGGCACTCTTTCGATAGTCACTACAGATGCAGGAGGAGCCGCTGGAAACATCCAGATCACTGCTGACGGTACGGCGGAACTAGCTGGGACAACGGTCACGCTGGACTCAGCGGCGGACATTGAACTAGAGGCCACCGATGACATCAATGTTCCTTCGGCTGTTGGCCTAACCTTCGCGGACGACGGCCAGAAAATTGAGAGCGATGGCACCGATTTCACGATAGCGTCAGGGGCCAAGTTGAACCTGACTGCCACGAGCGATGTGCATGTTGCCAACGGCACGGGCGTTGTGGTCGGTCACACGGCGCAGGTTTCTAGTGGTGGCGGTGGGGACGCTCCAGAGGTGCAGATCCTGGGCACGGCTGGGCCGGACTCCTCCTTGCAGATAGGCAGGTGGAGTGCCAACGCATCAGGCCCATCGTTGAGGTTCGTCAAGAGCCGTGACCCAGCAATCGCTGATGGCTCTTTTGCCATCGTCGCTGATGGTGACGATTGTGGGCAAATCGCCTTCCTCGCTGATGATGGCACCGATTTTGGCTCTACCGTAGCGGACATTCTGGCTGAGATAGACGGGACGCCAGGGGAGAATGACACCCCTGGACGTATACTTTTCCGCACAACTTCGGATGGGCAGCAGGGAGTCACCGAGCGGATGCGTCTCGACAACGGCGGTGTCCTGCTACTTAACGATACAGCCACAGCAGACGTAACCACCGGTATCTGCATCAACCAGGCAAGCGCCGACGATGGGATGCTCGTCTTTAAGTCTTCCGATATCAACCATGCGTTCACCGATTTAGTAGAAGCCGATACCGCAGGGATCATTACTAAGGCAAACGCAGCCGAGGGCGGCATCCTCATTGATGGATTCACTGAGGTTGGTGCCCGGGACGCGGTGCATATCCGCGGATCGGTTACCAGCGAAGATACCTCGAAATCCATATCTAGGTTCGGCCCGATTGTTCTCAGCGGTGCTTATCTGGACGGTAATACTAGAGGGGATTTGCCTAGCGATGCCAATATCGTGGCTATCAGGAACAACGGTACGACTAGGTTTCTATTCGATGCTGAGGGGGACAGCCATCAGGATGTTGGGACGGCCTGGACAAATTTCGATGACTACGATGACGTTGGTCTACTCCACGCGTTGGCTGCAGGGGTCAGCCAAGAAGTTGATCCTATTCGTGCCCAGTTCGGCCAGTTGCTCGATGATCACCGAGAGTTTCTGGAGGAGCATAAGCTCGTCACCTTTAACGATGACGGCCATCATTTCATTAACTGGAGTCGCACCAACATGCTGGTCATCGGCGCAGTTCGGCAACAGGCAGAATATCTTGCGGAGTTAGGGGCAAAGCTTGAAATTGCAGAGCGGAAGCTTGCAGCCCTGGGAGTAGCATAATGGCAGGTATTACGGCTCCACTAACGACCGCTATGAAAGTCGATGCGAAGGCGGCTCTTGCGGCTCTTGGGCGCACGGGCACCTCGTATTCAGCCCGTGAACTGCGTCACTTTGTAATCCAATGGCTCGTCAGTACTGGCTTGAGCAAGAACCAAGCAATTGCGTCATCCACAGGGCAACGGTGGTTCACGGTCGGGGCGAACGTGATCGATGGTGTTTTTGCCAGTGTGACCAACGCTCAAATCAACGTGGAAACTGGATTGGATTAGTATGGCCGAACAACTATTGATAGGTGTTGGTCTGGCTGAAATATTTAGAAATGTACAAAATGTGGTATAATATAGAGGGCTCAAAGTAAGACTAAGTATAGTTAAGGAGGAAAGTATGGTAGAGGTGGATATACAAGCCGATTTGAATATAATAAATGATCAAATAACAAAGATGGTGGAGGAACTAAATAAAATAACAGTGACTAGGGATCAAATGATTCAACAGATTCAAAATATAAATGGTGTAGCTATGTATCTAAGAGGAAAACTTCCCCAAGAACAACAAAAACAAGGTGTTGCGGAGGTAGAGACCTCTGTTAAAGATACTAGTGTGGAAGAGGATAACATTACTCGAAAAGTTGAATATCCTTAAGTAATGGAGAATATAAATGGCAGGAATAGGCTGGGAATTTAAAAAAATATTTAATTGGGATGGCGTAGGCACATCTAGTAGTGATTATACTGATGTAACTTTCGAGGCACAAACTCCAGCAGGAACACCCTTTACACTTTTTAATAGTAGTGCCCATTATCTCTATTTAGGACATAGCCAAAAATTTGATATGGCTATGTTTGATGTAGATACGGCTGGAAGTTTGGGTGCCTTAACATGGGAATATAGTAATGGTAGTAATTTCACAGAATTTATACCAGCCTCAGCTAGATTTGCTATAGACCCAGATGATAATGAGGGTACGCAATACGCATTCGATAAAGATGGGGCTGAAATATTTCCAATGAATTTGTTAGAGGATTGGGCAACATTAACTATAAATAGTTCAAACATATATTGGATTAGAGTTACAGCAGCTAGTGTGTCAACTGCACCTACAATTAAAAGAATTCAATGTAGACCTTTTGCGATATATACTACGAGTAAACTTGTCTTTGAATTATTGCAATTAAAAAATGTAACAGGAACTACGGATTTTACAACTAGTACGATTCCTTCTAAAGAAACAGTAGATTTCTTTATCAATGAATCGCAAGCTTATATTGATATGAATACTCGCAAATCGTGGAGACCAAATATAGTCTATGATGAGTATCACGAATTTAATTTGAATGGATTTAAACTTGAGATGCCAAATGCTCAACGTGTTCTAAGTGTAAAAGTTTGGAATGGAGCAAGTTGGGACGCAAAAGAACAAGGAAGAGCGAAAGATTTTTTCTTAGTACCAACTACAGGAATGGTTCAATTTAGTCGGTACTTTCTTTTACCAGCTAGATTTACAAGTTACAATGCACCAGTGTGGAGATGGGGTGGGGGAGAATTTACAATGCCGGTTAAAGTAACGTATTTAGCTGGACGAGATATTAATACAGATATTGTACAGGCTGGTATAATTCAGGAAGTCTGTAAAAAGATGGTTGCTATAGATGTGATGCGAAATGCAGATTTCGGAAACACAGTTGTTAGTGGTATGGATAGAGTTAGTATGGAATCTAGAATTCAAGGCTGGCAGGAAGAAATTGAGGATAGATTGGACTTCTTGACAGCGTTTGAGGTATTTTAAATGCCTACTGAGCCAGTTCCTATAAATGAATTTATTGTAGAATTGGAAGATCAGTGGACATACTCAAATGTTTCTGGCACCTCTGCAAAACCGGCTTTTGTAGAAGTTACAGGTGCTAGTGAACCTATGAGATTTGATTTAAATTATAATGATCATTTTGTGGGTAGGGCCGGAAGTCCAGCAATAGAGGAAGAGCCTATAGGAAACTGGAAATATGGGAATAGAACATATAATTTAGATATAGAGGTGTATACATTAACTAGTAGACAGAGACTGTATGATTTAGTAAGAGAATTACGCCGTATTTGTCATAGTAGAATACATTCTTTGACTAATTTTCAACGGCAAAGGTTTGTCAATTTTCAAGAATTAACACAGGAACAAGCTAATGTCTGGGCAGGAACCATAACTGTAACATTAGAAAATAATGCGATTTTATTAGAAACTTAGTTGTTTAATAGTATAATATATAAGAAGGTCTTTATGAGGGAGGGCAATCATGGCAATTTATAGGTCTGATCAGGCAACAGTCACCTTTGCACCAGAAGTGGGGCAGGGTGGCTATATGGAAGCGGGAGACTCTGCTTCGTTTGCAAGTACTGGTCTTGGCATTTCTACGGCAGTAAAGCCTGGAGACAGGACAGTTACTTTAACTGGTGCGTTTAATCCAAGCAGCGGAGCCAATCTTAAAACATTTATAATAATAGGAAACGATACTTATCTCAGTGGCCCTAAAGAGATGCGTCGAGTCGTTGCAGGATTTAACACGGCTACAGTAACTGTGGATACTCCATTTGGTTTCCCCCATCCAGCAATTAGTGCTGCAGCGAACTTGGTCGAATATCTGAATACTGCAGCCGATGCTACAGCAGACACTGTTACGACTGACGATAAAGGTAAATTTATTACGTGGCTACCGGGTGTCTACGAGTCAGTTGATTGCCCTGACCCAGAACAAGCCTTTGAGCCGCGTTATATTCTAGGAAATCTAACGAATCGAAACTTCTACCAGATGTATGCAGGACAGGAAACTCTGTCTGGGTCTATTGGTGGAATGATAATGCTCAATGGTTTTCCTCTACGGTTTCCTGTTGGTAGAGTTGTAACAACTCCTGTAACCGGAGGTTCTGACACAGGATTTCAGCTAGACGGGGCTGCTAAAGCTGGAGATACTTTTATACATGTTGATCGAGGGGCTGGAGCCGCTTCTATAGCGGCAGGGAGTTATGTATTGCTTGGTGTTCCCGATGGTAAAACAGCACCTAGTGGAAGTTCCCATGATCAAGCTGGAGCTAACGGTATTCATTCGGGTACGACGTTTGGCGTTGCTGCGGGTGACAAAGTAGTGTATGAAATTAAACAGGTTGTAACTGCAATTAGTAGTTCTGCTGACGCTACTCTGCATATTTGGCCCCCACTAACATATGATCATGTAGATGACGAGGATGTATATGCTGTTACGGTAAGTGCTTCTACAGAGTTCTTACATTCGATTTATGAACAGGTCGCATTGACTCCTGTTACTTGGAACGTATCTATTGTAGATGATGCCAATACTAATATATGGCAACGAAGATATGTAGGTGGGAAGATTGGTAGTATGACTCTATCGGCTGAGGCCGGAGGACTTTTAACAGGCGGTTGGGACGGAGTGAACTTCCTAGATATGGTACATAATGTAAAATCTCATCCATCATTGCCAGCAAACCAACCAATGCCTAGATATACATCAATGCAAAGTATTACGTCTAGTAAAGTAGGAAAATATAATAGTAGTGGGACATTTGACAGACCTTCCACGGCACCATATTATTTCTCGCAGGGAGAAATAAGGATGTTTAATGTAGCCGCTGCTAGTGGAACAGCACTGGCTAGATTACAAAGCTTTAATTTATCTATTAGTAATAGTCCTGAACCTAAATATTATGTAGGGGCACAATATGACGGTAGAAGGGCACCTAAAGAGCAGTTTGAAGGAAACCGAGAGTATACTATGTCTGCTACTCTAGCAACCAATGATTCTGTTAATAAGGGCACTGAAGATGTTGCTGATCTATTTAGAGAGTTGTTATTGGCTGGTGATTATCGAGGTGGTACTGCCTTTAAAGGCTTTGGTATAGAATTAACATTTATACGAGACTTAGCTACTCTTAATGAATCCACAGAAAAAGATTATATCAAGATTACTATACCAAATGATGGTACGGCTGCCCAAGGAGGAAACGAACAAGGAGCGTTTATCAGAACTGCTCCACATCATTTAGGTGATACAAATCCAATTTCGGCAGATGCGGATATTGTATTTAGGAGTATGAAAATAGACATTAGGGATTACGAACCGATATATCCATAGAAGGAGGACATATGACAGTAAGTAGTGAAAGTAAAGTAAAGGCGGTATTTGATTATAACAAATATTTAATATCACATGATCCAGAAATACGAACTCTTGAAATTTCCGGAACTGGCGAATCCTTTGAAGTGTCAGTAAAACAAATTTCGTGGAGTAAACGAAATCAGATAATTTCTAAGAATCTTCATTGGGATAGTACAGGAAATACAAGTTTTAGTGCTGATGGTTATGTAAGAGATTGTTTGAAGGAGATTATAGTAGAGGCTCCATGGGGACGAACCACGGAAACTCTTCTTCTTTCTTTTGATGATCGGTTGGGAACGGCTTTAGAAACTCTCGTTCCTAAAGCTTTTGGTGAAGGTGTGGATGATACAATAGACTCAGGAGTAATAAAAAAAGAGCAATGACATATTTGAGGGGAGTGGCGAACCCTCATGATCCAACAGAAGCCCTGGTGTTTTCATATTGGATAGTTGTAGTACAATTATTAAAACAGGGGATTCCGTGGGAGGCTATACAAAAATTTTCTGAAGAAGAGATTATTTTTCTTTTGGGGGTGCTTGCGGCATTTAGTCAAAAGGACGAAGAAGATCAACAGAGAGCCATGGCTGCAGCCCATTAAAAGGAGTAAATTATGCCAGCAGCAACACAAGTAGACGTTTTATTAAAATGGAACGGTGGCGGGGGCAGGTCTGGCCCAGACGCATCCGGTACCGGTTCTAAACCTGCTGCCAAAGATACTGACAAGGGAGAAAAACCATCTGTCGATACTCCCATATTCAAGAAACTGCTTGGTGGTGTCGGGAAGTTTGTTAAAGGTCAACTAGGATTAAACTTTGGTGTTGGAGCCTTGCTTAAGCAGTCTCAGATATTCACTAGCACAATTGGTGTTATCTTCCAGCTACTTGGCGCATTAATTGACGTTATGTTAGCTCCCTTGCTTCCTATGGTTATGCCTCTAATACGTTGGTTAGCTAAGGGAATTCCATTAATGCAGCGGCTTATGCAGAACTGGATTGTTCCCCTAATAACGGGTATTTCTGAGGTACTGAAGTCAGTGTGGGCGTGGGTCGACGGCTTTTTGTCTACGTGGGATGGAAGTCTAGAGATGCTTCTTGGGCCAGAAGGTATAGGTGGTTTAACAGATAAGTTTAGGGATTGGTGGAAGAGTACGGCTTCTCCGTGGCTTGGAGAGACACTTATAGATGTAAGGGATTCTATAGGACAAAAAATAGTCGATATATGGGAGTGGTTTAAAGGAACTGATACAAGAGTTAAAGGATGGATTATAGCATTCTTTATTACTCAAACTGGTAGATTATTAAAATGGTTGGTGACGCTGCCGGTCTTTTTGCTTAAACTACTATTTAAGATACCGGGTTTCTTAGTTAAGATGACAAGTGGGCTAATCAAAATGATGTTTCCTTTTTTTGGTGGTATATTTGTAAGAGCTATTGGGGCGGTAAGTGGTTTCTTTACGAGTCTTGGTGGAAGGATAATAACTCCTATAAAGAAACTTCCGGAACTTATTTATAAGGGAGCCTTAAGTTTAATTTCGCTGATAATGAAGGGTCTAGGTGGAGTATTAGGAAAACTACCCTTTATTGGTGGTAAACTTGAAAAGATGCTTGGTGGTGTCTCGAAACTAGTTACTGCTGCTAAAAATCCTAAAGTATTAGCAAGTTCTATAGGTAAAGTATTGGGTGGAGGTAAACTTCTTACTGCACTAGGGGGAGTTGCTAAACTGACTAAAGCTATTCCAGTAGTAGGAGCCGTGGCTACAGCAGGATTTGGAGCGTATGAAGTTAGTAAAGCAGTTGCTTCTGGTGAATATGCAAAAGCAGGGGCACTAGCAACTAAGACGGTAATCGCTACAGGATTAACAGGTGTTGGCTTGTCTGGGTTAGGGTTAGCAACAGATGTTATAGGAACTCTGGCAGCGAGTCAGATAGGTAAGAAAACTAATGGAGCCGTACAAGCTATTAATGGGGGTGGTCTTCCAGGCTCTCCCCCCGTAGCTGGAGGAGACCTTACAGTAGCCTTGACTATAAATAACAATAGTGCTGCGGGGGTTACCCAAGAGCAAGTAACTCATGACCTGAAGGTGAAGGTTGCGGAAGGGGCAAGAATCGAAAATGAATTTGGCAATGAACTTTAGGAGATAAGAAATGGCCGAACCAGAAATTTCAGTATTATTAAGAACATGTAGTCATGAAGATATACCTAGTACTCCTACTACTACTCTATTTGGATATGCTTTGAAATGTGACAATGTGTCTATTAGCTATGCGAAAACGCCTATTCAAATTCCTATCCCTCAATCATCACCACAATTGATTGATATTGGGGTATATAGACCATCTGTCAGTTTATCTGGTGTGATAGATACTATCGGTGGAAATACCTCTGAGACTACTTCGGGTTTTGAAGGAATGTCTTCATTCACGTATACTAGAGTATCAGGTTATGGAACTCAGAGTGATACTCCTGCTAAAAAATATTTTATACCATATAAAAATAAGATAGAGGATTTTGTAACAGGAAAGATATACAGTGAGGAAAGTCCCTTAGAGTTAGAATGGGGAGATGCTTCCTTTCCTGTTTATGCGTCTTCAACCCATTCAACAGGGGGAGCAGTATATGAAGTAGCATTACAACAGTGTAGATTACAGGTTGATGCAACAAAAGAAGATAGATATACTTTTAGTATGCAGTTTGTTGTGACGAGCCGAAAGGATAGTTAATCATGGCAGTATCTATAGTTGAGTATTGGGATGGTGATTCTTGGGAACAAGCAAACACTAATGCTAGTGTAAGTGCGACTATTAGAGTAGATATTGTTGATAAGTTAGGCAATCCAAGAGTTGCGAATATTACGTTAATGAATCCATCTGCCGAGCCTTTTGGTTCTGGTTCTGATAGATATGGCCCATTAACTGGCGTGTTTTCAGATTTTACTCCTGTAAGAATTATTGAAAGTAATTCTAAAGTAGTGCTTTTTGCTGGTAAAGTATATTCATCTAACCAAGAGTATGATAAAGCTTTTGGACAGGTTATTAAAGTCTATGCTAGGGATAATCTTGCTGAATTAGCGGATATACCTACAGACGATAAAACGAAGTTTATAAGTAGTGATAGTACTGTTAATACAAGAAGCGAAATGATTCAGAAAATAATCCGTGATTCAGCTTCTGATCCACACAGTTCTTCATTAATGATTAGTACAGCTAATATTCTTACCAATGACACACAAAAATTTGAGACTAGTGGAAAAACATTATCTACAGGAACAAAATTTGATGTTTCTTCTATGGGAAAACAGGGCTTAAAAGTTATAGCTGAAATAGCTAACAATGATGCACATGAAACTTCTAGTCCTGTGAAAGATTTTGGATATGATTATTATGTAGATACTCAATTTGAATATCCAGGTGGATCAGATAATCCAGCAGCAGACTTTAACTATTTTAAACGAGGGACTAGAACAACTTTTGAAAGTACTGCATCTAATTTTAAAGGATTAACAATTGAATATCCAGTAGTTGCTTTTACAAAAACAGGTATTAAAGTACCCATGCTTCCAGATTATGATTTTAATAAACCCTCAAGCGATATGTATACCGGCGCAATTGTAGTTTTGAGAAGTGATATTAAAGATGCTGATGGAGCAACCTTTGATCATAACACTGCTCTTGAATTCGAGGTTCTAGAAGGTACACCTAGTGCTGCTTTTATTCATGCCGATCCTACTATTAGTACATCTGCATGGGAAGGGAAAAAATTCGCACGAGTTGGAGATGTATCTACTCCTGCCCTTAAGTTCGCTGATTATCTATGGAAATTAGGGGTGAACACAGATACAACTGCAAATCTAAATGGTGCTATTAATGACAGTGTTACAACACTAACTATTGAGGAAACCGGGACTGCTGGTGATGCTGCCTTTAAAACTGGTCAAATAATAATGATAACTACTGGCGGCAACTCAGAAAATATGTATGTTACTGCTGTAAATAGTAATACTGAAATAGAAGTTATTAGAGGATGGGGAAGTACTCATTCTGATTATTCAGTAGCAGTGGCACATGATGACGATGATACTATATATAGACATCCTATAGTAGGTAGGCTACAATATCAAAGCACAAATTCTGGTGCTGGGTATATTCTTATTTCTTTTGAAAGAGATACAGTTAGTGATGTTTCGATTAATACACAGAAAAAAGAGTTTGAGAGCATTGCTACCGGGAGTAGTGAGATTACTTTAACGAATGGTAATCAACATTTTGACTTTACTCCATCTACTGGTAGACCCAAGGTAAACTACGGAATAAATAGACCTTTAAGAATTACCGGTAATGATATTAAAAATGTGGATGCTGCACGAGAACGAATAGCGTCATCTTTATCTAGAGTTAAATTGACACGGACTGAATGCGTAGTAAGTACGCTACCTCCTCCGTTTACCTATCTTGCCACTGGCGTTGCTTCTATCACTTCTGGTACTGTTGTAGTATTGGATGATAATGCATATTTATATGGGGCACGAATAGGAATGACAATAGCTAAGGTAAATTCTGCTGGTGTTGTAACAGCTTATGGTTATATAACAACTATTAGTGGGGCAACTGTTACGACAGCACGGGGATTAAATACTGGAAGTTGGTCAGGTTATGACGGAGATATTAGAGTTTATATTCCTGTTAGAGCAGGACATTATATACGGGTTAACAACATATTAGTTAATTTTGAAGGATATATGTTTGTTCAGGAAATAACCTATACAGAACAAGCTGGGGCGCAATTAACTATGTATAAAGGTACAGGAGTTAATACTGCTGGAACTAATTCTATAGGGATTGGTACTACCTATTCAATAGTAACCGCTATTGAAGGAGAGGCACAGAAATATCCTAGAATTACGAATGTGCCTATGGGAGGGTTGGGCTGGACGTTTAGACCCACTTCTACTACTGATACAGCATCCTTCTCACCTACGGATAGAATTACCATTGCATGGACAGGTGGGGAGTTTATTATTGGAGGAATGAAGAGGTATAAAATAGTTGCCGGTAATAGTGGTGGTCTGGTTACCACAGAGGATTCTAATACAACTTTTCCATATCTCCATAAAATTGTTTTTGATCCAGATCAAACACCAGATTCTAATGGAGCTTTTACATTTGAAGTATTTACAGAGCAAGCTGGTGTTACATCTGGAGTAACTACTTTTTATCCTGATATGGATTATATAATCTTAGGCCATTGTAGGGCAGCGAAAACTTCTACTGGTTTGGCAACCCTAATTTTTGATGGTACAGGCACAGGAATGTTTGGTGGTAAAAGTGGAACTGGTGAGGATGCTTTTTCCGCAGCCTTATTTAAGAAGAGTTTACAACCATATACAACCAATATGAATCTTTTTGTGGGTAATAGTTCTGCAGCTAATAAACAAAGATATATTCATGCGACTGCTGGTGTTGCTGGGACTAGTACAAGCGGAACCATTAGTTTTGCTGATAATACGACTATTGCTCTAGAATATAATAATTCACTTGATTTAGGTACGGTAGATAATACTGTTTATTATATATATTATAAATTAGTTAATTCAGGTAATACTGAAACGTCGGATTTTACTGATGTTGATGCTGCTGAAATAGAACGTACTACTACTTATAGTGATGCTACCTCTGATTCTAGAGGACTATTAGCTATTTGTAGTACTGGTGATGTATCTGAACTGGATGAAATAGCTATTCAAGCATTCCACGGTAAAGGACAGAATATTACTGCTGATGTTATTGCAGCTAATGCTATAACTGCTGAGGCTATTAAAACCGGTTCATTAAACTCACATACAATAACTTTAACAGGTAGTGATGGTCTGATTAAAACTAGTCCTACAGTTAATGACGGTAGTGGTACAGACCAAAACGGTCTTATAATCAGTAGTGCAGGAGGTATTGTGGGGTATGCAGCAGATGGTACTGTGAAATTAAATATTGCCGCTGGCACTGGATTAATAACTGCCACAGATGTAACTCTTACTGGAGCTATTACTGCTACCAGTGGAAGTTTTCTTAATTCTACTGGGAGTACCGGTAATAATAAATCTGTAACGATTGACTCTGGATTTATCATACTCAATAACGATACTAATACCGTAGGGTCGGGTATTCGATTTGACGGACAGGATACCGGCGATACCACTGTACTACAACGTGGTTATATATACTATGATTCTTCACAAGACAGGCTTGAGATTCAAACTACAAATGATACTTACCTCTTGTTCAATGGTATATTGCCGGTACAGTCAGCAACACCCCTAGTGTTAAGCGTTGACTCTGATCAACCCACAGGCAGTTACGGTATGTTTAGATATGCAACAGATGGTGGGGGAGGTTCGTCTAGTGTATTAGCGTTTACTTCAGACCAACAAACCTCATCTCCAGCAACAGATACGGATCGGTCAGCGTTTTGGGTAATGCAATCTGAGGCTAATAGATTAATTTTTGAACCTATTGTTGATTATGCCGGTTCCAATAATAATGCTTGGATTGGATATCATAATCCATTAGTTGGAATCAATTCATGGTGGCATAGTGGTGGTGCTGGAACCGAAGCCCTTCCCACATTTACTTTTTATACAGACCTAGATACTGGTATGTATACCAGTGCCTCAAACGTACTTAGTTTTTCTACTGGAGCCGAAGAGAGGGTAAGAATTGCCTCTTCTGGTTTATATCCTGCTGACGATGATACATATGATTTAGGAGTTAGTGGTACTCGTAGGTGGGACGACATTTATGCAACGAATACGACAGTTAGTACTTCAGATAGACGAGAAAAAACAAATATTACTCCTACGCTCTTAGGATTAGATTTTATTAATGCTTTAAACCCTGTTTCATATAAATGGAAAAAGAAGCCAGAACGACCTACGTATTATGGGTTAATCGCTCAAGAAGTTATTGAAACTTTAAAAGAACATGGTATAGAGTCTAGAGATGGGTTTGGGGGAATTACAGGAACTGAAGATTCTAGCTATGGAGCAAGATACGAAGAATTTATAGCTATTTTAATAAAAGCTGTACAGGAGTTATCAGAAAAAATTAAAAAATTAGAGGAGGAAAGATAATGCCAGATGTAACAATAAGTTTTACAGACGCACAATGGACTAGGATTGTAGCTGCTTCAGCATCTATTAAAGGCCCACATGGGTCTGGAGATGTGGATGCTGCTTATCTACAGGAAAAATTGAAAGAACTTGTATCTAGTTGGGTACAAGGACATGAAAAAGCGGCTGCTAGTACGGATGCGTGGGAATAATAATTGAATAGCTATGAGGGCAAAAAAGAAGGTTGTTCGTTTACGAAATCAACATCCATTGATGTCGAATGCGGAAATTGGAAGAAAAATAGGGGTTTCTAGAGCATATGTCTTTAATGTATTAAAGAAAAATGATCTAGTAACCAATGTTCCCCATAAATTAGATATATTATACTGTGTTATATGTGGTAATGTCATGAAAGGTAAGAGATTTAGTCTTACTTGTTCTCCACGTTGCCGCTTTTTGTACAATCGAATTAAAGTTAAATGTTCTTATTGTACTGTTGAATTTTATTTAAGGCGCAGTGAAATCTCTCAGAGATATAAACGCGGATATAAAAATATTTATTGCTCTCGTTTATGTTATAATAGAGGTCGACGTGATGTTTAAGGGATAAAAAGAGGTATTTATAGGAAATTTTAGCCCTTTTTTGAAGCTAGAACGCTCTAGGAAGCCCATAGAGCAACGTTTGGGGGTCTCCGTGACCTAAACCATGGGTTAGGGTCTTAGAGGGGTCTCTATGAACATCGATTTTTTCAAATTTTACACCAAGTCTCTTATGTGCTACACTTTGATCATCGTCGTAGTTCGGAAATAATGAAAAAGAGGTGAAGTACATGAAACGACTCTTTGCTATATCTGCTGTAATTACGACAGCGCATTTTTCAGAAGATGTAGCTTTAGTAATTCTTGGCAGATATACGGAGATCAATATATTTTTTATTATTTCAGGAGTGTTAATATCAGGTTTACTTTTAGGCGCACTTAGTAGACATCCAAAAGTAAAAAAATTTTTAGGAGAGTAGATGGAAATTAATAATGATTTAATTAAACAGTGGGAGCCTAAAATTCAAAAACTTTTAGCTAATACTTTTGTCATTGGAATGGGTAGGGATGATCTTGCACAAGAACTCCGTATAGCCATTATTAAAGCAGCTAAAGGATTTGATGAAGATAGAGGTGTTATTTTTCATACTTATTTACATACAGCTATGGTTAATACATTACGCACCTTAATTTCTAGAGGTCAGAGACAACCAATAGGTTTAAGTTTAGAAACAGTTGTTTCTAGTCCCTTCACTGAAGAAGAAATTATACCATTGGCTATACTTAAAGCATTAGAAGACCCGGTAAATATTTTTGAAGAACTTGAGTTTAACGATTTATTAGATGGTTTTGATCTAACTTTTGTAGAACGTTCTTTTATAGTATTACGTCTTGAAGGATTAACTATGGATGAGATTTCAGAAGATTTACAAACATCTGCATATAAATTGCGATCCACTCTTAGAGAGAAACTAGGAGGATTGTTTGAGCAAAAAATTTTTTAGGGGTAGACGTATAAGAAGAAAAGGAGAACTTTTAAAACAACCTAACTCGAATTTGACAAAAAACGAAGGGGGATATACACTTATACATATAAAAGATGGTACGTTAACCCTAACGAATTTGGGAGTGTATGCGTCTTTTCAAGAAGCACAGGAAGTCTTACAGCAAAGCGTAGTAGAAGCAGGAGTGTTACATATATTTACAGAAAATAGTAGAGTTTTATATTCGGAGAAAAGGGAGGTATAGATGCAAAGTAGCGATTTTATTGAATCAGGAATTGTTTTTAACTTAAATACACGAGCATGTCTAGGAAAGTTTAAGTATTCTAGGTCAGATTTTCAAAAACATGGGGATGCTTATAAGTTCGTAGTTGATTATTTTGATGTGTATGGAGAGTTTCCATCTGTAGAAACCTTATGTGAGAACTATCCTACACTTGATCCATCCGCACAAAGTCTTAATTTAGATTACGCTATAGACGCATTTCAAAATCAGGTCTTGTTTAGGCAGATAGTTGGAGCGTTTCAGTCAAATAAGGAACTAGTTAGTACAGAACCTAAACAAGCACTGTCTAAAATAATGACGGCCTTGGGAGATATTGAATTAGTCTATGATGAGGATGTAGTTGAATATAGTACAAAGGCTGATAAACGCTTAGATTTATGGAAAGATCGTAAAAAGAGACGTAAACTTGGCGGTGGTTTACTTGGAATACCTACATCATTCGCATCCCTTAATTCTACAGGTGTTGGATGGATGCCAGGAGAACTTATTTCTCTATATGCAAGACCTACAGTAGGTAAAACATGGTTATGTGTACATGCAGCAGCCACTGCAGTACTGAATGGCTTCAGAACTCTTTTGATTTCTACAGAAATGCCTGTAGAATCTATTAGTTTAAGAACAGATGTAGTCTTAGCTAATATGATGGGCTACAATTTATCACACAGAGCCTTGAGAAACGGGGATGAAATGGATGAAGAAGAGTATAAAATCTTTCTTGAAGCTGTGGAAGAACAACAATTACTAGTTTGTGACCACATAGAGGGGGCTTCTAGCATAACAATTGATAGTATTGCTAGTCTTATTAGAAAACATTCACCTGATTTTGTGGTTTTAGACGGTATTTATCTTATAAGTACTGGAATTAATATGAAAAAAGCTATGTGGGAACAGTCTCATGCAGTATTCTACGGTATGAAGAACCTATGTTTGTCCACAAATACACCTATTTTCGTGTCTACCCAGGCTACGAGAGACGCTGCCGCTAATATGTATGCTCCTCCTAGACCTGATCAGGTGGCCTTTGGCGATGCTTTGATTAGAGCATCTGATGTAGCGATGGCAATGGCGATGGTAGAAGGAGACGATCAAAAAAGATTAGTTCAATATCAGAAATATAGAGATGGTCAGTTACATTTAGATGCTACTATGTTAACATGGGATGTAAATAAGGGAAATATTAAAGAAATCCCTTATGAAGATCAAAAATTTTAGAGGAGGTGAGCGAGTATGTTTAATTGGTTGTTTAGTAACAATGTAGATAAGTCAAATAGGACAGTTGTAAAAACTCTTAAGAGTAAAGGTTCCACTAAAACGGCTGTTCCAATTACTATTGGAGACATAAAGAGCGGCATTGCGATAGATGCATACGGTTATAAGAATGAAGTTGTTCTATTTCTTCGTAAAAATAAAAAGGATAGGTAAGAATGGATTGGACACAACTGTTACTTGAGGCAGGGTTTGATATACCATTAGAAAATCCTCAATTTATCTTAAAATGTCCTTTTCACGACGATGTTCATGCCTCATGTTCCATAAATGTCGATAAAGGCATGTGGATTTGTTTTAGAGGGTGTGGACAAGGGAGTTTAAGGTCATTTATACAAAAGTTTTTCGGGTTTGATAACTCTGCTTTAAGTAAATATTTAAATGAACGTGAGTTTTTCTTTGATATAAACATGTTTGATAAAGAATTACCGTTGGAAACAGGGACTCTACCTGAAGTTGAGTTCCCTTTTACAAATGGGTATGTTCCAGAGTGGGTTTTTGACAGAGGTTTTACTAAAAGAGCCTTAAAACGGTGGGATTGTGGTATGGATAGTAATAATAACCTAATCATCCCTATTAAAGACAGAGAATCTAGGTTAGTGGGGTGGGTTACTCGTCAATATGATAGAGAACCCAAGTATTTATATTCAAAAGGATTAAAAAAGTCTAAGGTCTTGTTCGGAGAATTCAATATTGAGCCTTGTTCCTTTGTATGTGTAACTGAAGGAACATTAGACGCTATTTGGTTGGCTCAACATGGCTATAATGCCGTAGCAATTCTAGGAGCTAATATGTCTACTAGTCAACAAGAGGCGGTTTTAAAGTTACCAACAGATGAATTGGTATTGTGTTTAGATAATGATGATGCAGGGAAGATAGGAACGGATAGAATCATGAGTTGCATTGCTAAACGATTTGTGGTAAGCTATATACAACTACCAAATGGGTACAAAGATGTACAAGACATTCGAGACAAAACATTATTAAATGAAATAATTAAAGAAAGAACTTTTTGGTAAGAAAAGGAGGAAAAAAATGAGTGGTATAAACAGAATAGCGACGAAGAGAGAGCAAAGTAGGAATCCAGTGTCAGATAGACCAACCAATAAAGAGGTGTGGTTTAAGGATGGAGATCAGGCTTTTATATCTCCTGTGGCAACAGGTGATGAGAATGATAATAAGCTTGATGAAATTTACATGTACACATTTAAGAATTCTGAATCTAGATGGACTAATAGGCTTATTGATGATTCCATAGATAATAGCGATGTTCCTTCAAATATGCGTCCTTCGCATAAGTTTGCTTTTTGGGCGTATGTTCACGAGATAGTTCATCCAGAGAAAAGGAATGACGCATGGGAAGAGATAGCCGGTCCCGGTGGGCGTAAGGTATTTAAAGAGAATGTAGAAGATTTTCGTATCATAGCATTAACTTTTGGTAGAAGTGATTATATATGGAACCAGTTAGTTGATATCTATAATGATTGGGGTAGTTTGAATAAAGGAGTAATGAGAATTAAACGTACTGGAACAGGTATGTATGATACTTCCTATACTCTAGCAGCAACTGCTAGAAATGCGATGATACCAGATGAACGAGCAAATGAAATTAATGAGCTTCCACCTGTACGAGCATATTTTCTTGAAAGGTACGGAAATGCTCCATCTGTTAATGGAATTGGAGCAGTGTCTTTAGACAATGAAGAGAAGTCTAATGATAGATTATTTTAGACTTGAAATAGATGATTACTTTTCACAGATTGCTACTCTCGTAGGTGAACGGAGTACTTGTAGGCGACGTAAAGTGGGATGTGTTTTAGTAGATTCTAAAAAACATATTGTAGCTACAGGCTATAATGGAGTTCCATCTGGATTTACGCATTGTTTAGATCAGCCCTGTGAGGGAGCTTTCGCTCTTTCTGGGGTTGACCTAGATAAGTGTCTAGCAGTACATGCTGAAGTTAATGCCTTTTTACAACTAATTTCAGAAGATAAGTTAACGGCATATTTGCCAGCAACTCCATGTTTTTCTTGCGCTAAGATGATCTGTAATAGCAATGTTGTTAGAATAGTAGCTCAGGAGTGGTATCCCCACCCTACAGTTAGAGAGATATTTGAAAAAGCTAATATAGAGTTAGTCGTAAGGAATGAGGATAATGTTAGTTAATGTAGAAAATTATGATACTATTAAAAATAAATTAAAACTTTTCAATAGTTTAGTAGTTGATGTTGAAACAAATGGTTTAAATCCATTTACTAAAAATCAAATATGTGGTATTGGATTAGGGACGCTAGAAGGAGACACATATTATTTTCCGTTTCTTCATCAACAGGGAGGAAATCTTCCACAAACTTGTAAGGTTGATTTTATAAAGTTTCTTAATACAGTTGATAGTTTAATTGGTTATAATATTAAGTTTGATTTACACTTCTTAGCTAGGGAAGGTTTAATAATAGAAGATCAAGATTTAGTAGATGTTATTGTTATGGTGAGACTTACAGAATCATCTGAAGAAAATGATCTTTCTTTAACAAAAACTATCATTCGTAGCTATGGTGCGGAAGCAGCACAGTATGATATAGAGACAAAGAAATATCTAAAAACAAATAAGTGGCATAAAGATTTCTCTCAAGCCCCAGTAGATGTACTAGGGCCGTATTGTGAACAAGATGTGAAATGGACAGCTACTCTATATAGAGATAGATTAGAGCAGATACGGCATACTAAGCAGGAAAGCATATTTAAATTAGAGTGTGAGCTTACCAAAGTGCTATATGCTATGGAACATGAAGGTATTTCTATTGATACAAAATATGCTAACGAGATTGCAAAAAAAATTCAAATAAGACAAGAACAAATTATGCAGCAGATATTTGCCGAAGTAGGTGATTTTAATATTAATAGTACTCAACAATTAAGTGAAGTTTTGAATAACAATGGGATTTTTTCGCCTAGACAGACTCCCAAAGGAGCGCAATCTTGGGATGAAGCAGCCTTAATCCAGATTAATAATCCATTAGCTGGTCTTATTAGACAATATAGAGCATTAGGAAAACTCTTTTCTACATACTTAGAACCTTATTTGGAAAGTGCTGTTCAACATACATCTTTTTGTAATTGGGGAACATTAACTGGACGATTATCGTCTCGTGAACCTAATCTGCAAAACATTCCTAGAAACCATTTTAAATTGACAACTGTTGATTTAAATGATGCGGAAAGACAGATAGTTAGAGGAAGGGTGAATGCCTTAATAGCTTCTAAAGGTGGATTAACTAACCTAGATTTAGATGATGATGTTGTAGATACGTGGAGTTTTATTGGAGATGAGTCCTTTGATGAAGCCGATGAGGCTCAAATAGCTATAAGAAGACTTTTCATACCTAGAAAAGATTATTCTTTAGTTGCTTTTGACTATGCTCAGATGGAAGTACGAGTTTTTCTAAGCTATTTTCAGAACGAGGAGATTAAGCAATTACTGTCTAGATCAGATATAGATTTTCATGGAGAGGCTGCTAGACTAGCCTTTAACATTAAGGAAGACGATAACGAATTTAAGTTTTATAGACAAATGGCTAAGGCTATAACTTTTGGAACTATATATGGGATTGGAAGTAACAAATTGGCTCTTCAACTAGGAACATCGGCAAAACAAGCTTTAGAGTATAAACGAAAATATTTTGAGGGGTTGAAAGGGTCTAAAAACTTCTTTGATAGTGTTGTTCAAGCAGTGATAGTTCGTGGATGGATTAAAAATCGTTATGGCAGAGTATATAAAATACCTAAAAATTTTGGGTATAAAGGAGTTAATTATTTAGTTCAGGGAACATCTGCTGATATTTTAAATGAGCGGATAATAGAAATATACAAATATTTAAAAGGAACTAGAAGTAATGTGTTGTTGCAAGTGCATGATGAAATTATTTGTGAGATACATAAAGATGAGTTAACTATGGTTC